GCGATTATTGGTTGCAGATCGCGGAGAAACGAGGTGATTGCATTTGACAGAAGCAGAGTTCGGAGTGATAGGGTGCGTATTGATTGACAATGATGTGTTAAATAGCATCTGGCGAACGCTGAAGCCGGAAATGTTTAGTTCGGATTTTGCGCAGGACGCATACAAAGAAATGCTTGCCATGTATGACCGAAATGAAAGCATCGACCCAATGTCGTTATCAATGGCACTTGAAAATCACAAATACACACAGGAGCAGATTAGCGAATTGATGAAATCCTGTATTTCGGGAACAATCACTTCAACTATGGTTAAAAGTTATGCCGATGCGGTTGCGAAAGAATACAAGGCGAGAATGGTTCGGGAAATGTACCAGAAATCCAGTTTAAAGCCATGCGACATTGATGATACAATCAGCGATCTTCTTACAAGACTTGAACATTTGCAAGAGGGAAAAGAAGTAAAGCTAAAACCAATGAAGCAGATTGCAGTTGAGAATAAAGACAAATATTTCAACGAAAGTGTTGGAGAGGGTGGTATAAAAATCGGGTTATCGCAACTTGATGATGCACTTGGAGATCTTGAACGCGGTGACGTAACAGTAATTGCCGCAAGACCGGCAGTTGGAAAATCCGCGCTCACAACGCAGATTATTGGGAATATGGCAAAAAAAGGACTTAAAGTCGCATATTTTAACTTGGAGATGATCGATAAACAGGTGTATGAGCGATTTATTTCAAGACTTGCGGAAATCGGCTTAACGAGAATCAGAAGGGCAAAAGCTTTTCTTGGAGATGAACAGGAAAAATTTAACCAAGCAAATGAAGAAATGAGTAATTATCAATTATGGGTTGCGTCCGGCACTGTATCTCCGAGAGAAATAAAGTCAGAATGCAGACACCAAAGCTTTGATGTTATCGTTGTCGACTATCTGCAATTGCTTATGCCGGATAACAGATATTCCGGAAGAAATGAAGAAGTAGCATCAATTTCAAGAGGTTTAAAATCTGTTGCAAGAGACTTGAATACACATGTAATAGCGCTTTCACAGATAACAAGAGCTTCCGAAAGCAGAGACACAAAAGAGCCTACCATGGCAGAGTTGAGGGAATCCGGAGCAATCGAACAGGATGCATCAAACATAATTATGCTGTGGAATCTGTCAGACAATGACAAGGGAGCCAAGGGCGCAAAAATCGAAAAGAACAGACAGGGAATGACAATGCGTGAAGCAATGGAATTTGACGGAGATCACATGAAATTTGTTGAAATCGACAAACCATTTGATGATGTTGTTGCGGAAATAAAAAAGAAAGAACGTGGCGATGGATTCAAGCCATACAATGGCAATTGTCCGTTTTAGAGGTAGCAGCTATGGCAAGTGCAAAAATCGAAAAAGGTTCGGAAGAATGGCAAGTATTTATGGATTATTGGAAGTTTATCCAAGACTACTACGCGCCTGATAATGACGATGCATGGTGGCAGGAAGTGATGAAAGCCGGGGAAGAACTGATAAACAAATACAAAGGCATGGAAATCGAGGAGCGTGCAAGACAGCTTGTATTAAGCCACTTTGCATGGTTGGAAATTACATACAGAAAGGGTAAAAATGTCGGAACAAAGATTGTATGAGATTGTCAATCTCAAAACAGGGCAGGTATACAACCGGGTGAAAAGCAACGAGGTAAGAACGGTGATCGGGTTGCCAAGACATATTCAAATCGGTCAAATTGCAAATTCCAAGGATAAAACATGCAAAAACTGGTATGTTCAAATACTTGGCGATCGGTGCGAAAGAGTCTTTCGGAAATCAAAAATTTACCCATTTACGAAAAAGACGTACAAGCAGTGGGAAAATCTGAATCGGAGGTATTCGCAGGTATGAGCAATGCATTAAAGAGAAAAAGTAATAAAAATCTGTTTTTTACAAAGCAGGACACGAAGATTATTGGCAGGAATAGCTTCGAAAAGCGAAATTCTGATGCGGTTATCACAAAATCATACAAAGAGTTTGTCGTGATCGGCTACATTATCTTGCATGACAAATTCGGATTCGGGCAGAAACGCATTGTGCGATTGCAGGAATTATTGAAACAGTATTTAGATGCCGCGTCTGCCGACGGTTGGAATGGGAAAGATTTATCCGTAATGCTGAAACAGAAATATGAAATTGACGTTCAAGAGAAAGTGAGAAGTGTGTCGCAAAGACAGCTTATGATCTTGTACGTAAAGAAAGGATTCTGCATCGAGCGAGAAGCCTACAGACTTTCCAGTGCGTCATTGTTTAACTATTTTGCACTCACGCTTACGATTCTGAAAAAGGAATTTAAGCTGTCTGTTAAGCAGTTGCAGGAGTTTTCGGATAAGTTTGTTGATTATATTGATACGTTAGCTAATTACAAGCAGTTTCAGTTGACGGTGCCGATGATAGCACAAAGTTTGGCAGATGAGATTAAGTTTGTATGTGATTTGGAGGTTTAAATATGCTGAACAGAGAGAAATATGCGAAAGAGATTTTGGATGTTGTGTGTAGTGGTCATTGCTTCGCTAAGGTTGATGGGAAAATTACAGAATGTGGCAGAACCGATTGCGATGAATGCGATTTCGGTGACAGCTTCATTTGTATGGCGAAAGCAATGGAATGGGCGAACAGTGAATATGTTGAGCCACCTGTTGATTGGAGCAAGGTAGCGGTCGATACGCCGATTCTTGTGAAAGACGTAAAAAGCGGCGAGTGGAATCGGGGATATTTTGCAATGTATGAAAACGGCACGGTGTTCACTTGGTATCATGGAGCAACATCATGGAGCGCAGAAGGTGAATCAGATATTGCAAGTTGGAAATTCGCGAAGCTGGCAGAAAGTGAGGAATAAACATGGAGAGATTAACAGAGCGGACAGCGGATGGAATCTTAGTAAAAGAGAATTACGAGAAAGAATCCTTAAAAACCTTGTATTCGTGCTATGGCGAAAAGCCTAATTCATATTATTCCAACTGCGAAGAAGGTTATTGCGCAATGGAGAAGTTAGCGGATTACGAGGATGCAGAGGAGCAGGGATTACTTCTGCGGTTGCCGTGTGGAATTGGCTCAGATGTATATATAATTCCTAGCAAAATCAATTATGAATTAAATATTTTAAGTCTGCACCCGGAGAACAACAAAGTTTATCATCAGAAAGTAGCCTTGATTACTTTTACAGAAAAAGGATGGTACATGGAGTGTGATAAGGATCGAGAATATGCAACAGACCGAATCCTGTCAGAAAAAATGTACAAGGAAACCTGGTTTTTATCACAAGAGGAAGCCGAAGCCAAGCTGAAAGAAATGAGAGGTGGAGAGAATGGATAAATTTCTTAAAAGCGTAAGCGAGCGAGACTTTGATAGAAGAATATCGGAAGTCGTTGAAATGCTTGAGGAAAAACAACTCTACGGAACTATCAGTTTGATAAAAGATTTGAAATATTACCTTGACTTAGCCACAAAAGAAAAAGCACACACTTGTAACTGTCAGCACAAGGGCAATTCAAGAGATAACGAGCCTTGTTGCAGATGTGATGGTAACCACACCAATGCCGACAGGATAAGGAATATGTCGGATGAAGAGTTAGCAGATTATCTATCAACCGTAACAAGTGACACTATATGTGGAAGTTCATGGGATTATGATGGGTGGATTAAAGAGCTTCAATCAGAAGCGGAATAGGAGAGAGTATGGAAGATAGATACTTATTCAAGGCAAAAACCGGTAATGGATATTGGACTATAGGATTTTTACGTTGCAAAGATAATAAATGGTATATAAACAATGCAGGCTCACCATTTGCATATGAAGTAAGACCAGATACAATCTGCCAATGCACAGGCTTAAAAGACAAGAACGGCAAACTGATCTGGGAGAATGATATTGTTGACTTCTTAGGGCATAAAGGGACTGTCGTATTTGAATGTGGCAGTTTTGGCATTGCATATAAAACACCTATAGATTGGAATGGAATAGAAGCAAATATTAAGCCAATAACCGGTTGCGATAATCGTTTATATGTTTGCGAAAATGATAATTATATATCATTGTGGGAAATCTATTGGAATTTTAATGATGAGGATGATTCGGTAAACACAGTAGAGGTTATCGGCAACATCTTTGACAATCCGGAATTGTTGGAGGTGTAGGCATGACGGAGAATGAAGCAATCGAGATTGCGAAAGGCGGTGGAATAGATGCGAAAACCGATTCCTAAATCCGTAAGGAAACAGGTGTATGCGAAATACAATGGGCATTGCGCTTATTGTGGCTGTGAAATACCGGAGAAAGGCTTCAACGTAGACCATTTACATTGCCTTAGAAATTATGAATACACAGAAATAGACGTGCATGATATAAAAAATCTTATGCCGTCCTGTGGTTCGTGCAATCGGTATAAGTCAACGATGGACTTAGAGGACTTTAGAAAAGAGCTGCAAAAAATACCAGACCGGCTGAAAAGAGATGTGTGTACATACAATATAGCCTTGCGGTATGGCATGGTGCAGGAAAACAAATGGGAATGAGCAAAGGAAGTGGTACAAGAAGCGGTCTGTTGTGGGAAGTTGAGAGAATACTAACAGAAATTAGAGATAGTAACGGAGAATTACCACAGATTTTGTTCATGGAGAACGTGCCACAAGTACACGGCAAGAAAAACATCAATGATTTTGAGAAGTGGTTGGGGTTCCTGGAGAGTTTAGGATACACGAATTATTGGCAAGACTTGAATGCTAAAAATTATGGTGTGGCACAGAACAGAAACAGGTGCTTTATGTTTTCGTTTCTGGGTAATTATTCATACGACTTTCCAAAACCTATACCACTTGAAAAGAAGTTGAAAGACTATCTCGAGGATAATGTAGATGAAAAGTATTACATCAACAATGAAAAGGCTGACAAGCTGATAAAACAGCTTATTGACAACGGCACATTACCAAATACAATCCCTAAGAGCAGAGCAGAGCAGAGCAGAGCAGAGCAGAGCAGAGCAGAGCAGACTTGCGTTGACGGAACAATTTGTGAACCAGGAAGAAGAGAGGATGCAAACTGTATCAAGGCGAGATATGACGCAGGAATCAGCAACTTGCGGTCAGATGGAAACTGTGTTGTTGAAAAATCAAGGAGCGGAACTAGAAAAGAAAACTGATATAGCCACTACTCTTATGGCTAGAGACTATAAGGGCTTTGGCAATCAAGCAACTAATGGAGTAATTGAATGGAAGTATTAGGAAGCGTATATACAGAAGTTTCAGACAGATTTCAAAAAGGCATTATCGGGGGGGGTATTTCCTGGTGTGTAAAAGCTGAAAAACACGATTTAGGAGTAATTATGGCAGATGTAAATGTAATAGTCTCTCTTGAAGCAAAATTTGAGAGTACCAACAGAATTTATGATGTGGGGGGGGTGTAGTCCGACATTGAGTACAATGCAAGGTGGCAATCAAGAACCGAAAATTCTTGAAGCAAGGCAATTAGGATTTATGGATAATGGCACAGGCAAGCACCAATCAAACACAGTATATGATGAAAATGCACTTTGCCCCAACATTACAACAGTTGGGGGTGGCGGTACACAACAGATTAAAGCGTGTGAAAGTCAGATAGTTGCTATGCGTGGCAGAAATCCCGATAATCCGTCAGATAGAACTAATGGAAGTCCGACAGAACAGAGGTTAGAAGTGAATACGCAAGGGACCAGTAATTGTCTGACAAGTGTGCAGAAAGACAATATGGTACTTGAAAACGTAAAAATTAGACAAGCCACAAAGGACGGCTCTATTGAATGCGAAATAGGCGGTTGCTTTGACGCAAGCTATCCTAACAGCAAAACAAGAAGAGGTAGGGTACAAGACAAAGGAAATACTTGCCCTACATTAACCGCACAAAACCAAGAAGCTGTTAGAATTGAAAAGGTCGGTCAAATATCAAGCAATGGATCCCAATGCGGTACAGTTATTTCTGATAACGGCATATCTGCTAATCTTGTAGCTGGCACACACGGATATGCGAATAGCCATATCGCTACACAATATCGTATCAGAAAGCTAACACCGAGAGAGTGTGGACGGCTGATGGGTGTATCTGATGATGATATTGACAAAATGGCAGCAGTCAACAGTAATACGCAGTTGTATAAGCAATTCGGAAACAGTATTGTCGTAGATGTTATGTGTGCTATGTTTAAAAACTTAAATATCAACCAATAAAATAAGGAGAAATGGCTTATGAAATTTACAAAATTCATTAAGCCAGAACTTGAACAAATCAAAGAAAATGCCAATTTCACGGAAGAAGAGGAGAGGATTTTCTCTCTTCTCTGCCGTGGTTTTTCACAAAAGCAAATATCCACAAAAGAAAATCTATCACTAAGAACGATAGAGTACAGAGTGAGAGATATAAAGGATAAAATAGAAAGAACGGGGGTATTTGATTGGATGAAAAAGAACTGTTGAAATATGCCGTTGATAGTGGTATTCTCGACATAGCACTTGTGCAGAAACAAGTCACTATGCAAAAGAGAGAAAAATTACTCAACAAAAATCCCTATAAAATCTATCAAGGAAAGGATGAGAACTGGTACTCATATTTGCCGGATGAAGTAAAAGGCAGACGTAAAATCAAGGCAAAGCGCAGAGAAGCGGTCGAGCAGAAAATCATTGATTATTGGAAAGAGAGAGAGGATGACCCCACAGTAGAAGAAATATTCAACCGCTGGATTTCACAAAAGCTGGAACTTGAAGAAATCAGCAGAGCAACCTATGACAGATACTTAATGGACTTTCAGAGATACTTTGATGGCATCAAAGATAAGAAAATCAAAAGTGTAGACGAATGCGATCTTGAAACGTTTATACGAAACAGCATCCATGATTTCGACATGACTTCCAAGGCATTCTCAAACTTTCGGACGCTGATTTATGGAATCTTTAAGTATGCCAAGCGAAAGAAGTATGTTAAGTTTTCCATTACATACACGCTGAAAGATATGGATATATCGCCAAAAGCGTTTAAGCACGTAGTTCGGCAGGCAAAAGACCAAGTATATATGCCGGATGAAAAGGAACGAATGGAGATGTACTTAATGAATCACTTAGATATAGTAAACCTTGGATTGCTATTTATGTTTAAGACAGGAGTCCGTGTCGGGGAATTATCGGCATTAAAGCGGAAAGATGTTGAAAACTACACGGTTGCGATAAACTCTACAGAAACACGCTATCGTGATGATGATGGTTTTCACTATGAGGTCAAAGATTTTCCGAAATCAGAAGCCGGATTGCGATTTGCCATATTGCCGGATAAGTACAAATGGATTCTTGATGAAGTACGAAAGAGAAATCCCTTTGGGGAATATCTATTTGAGAGAGACGGAGAACGGTTGAAATCCTACAACTTTCGTGAGCGTTTGCGGTATATCTGTGAACATGAACTGCGAATGAAAGTGAAATCTCCGCACAAAATTCGAAAGACATACGGAAGCATTCTTCTTGACGGGAAAGTGAAAGAGTCCACAATCCTTGATACTATGGGGCATACAGACATTAGTTGCACAAAAGATCATTATTATTTTGACCGTACCGGAATTGAGGAAAAGAGACAGGAACTTGACTTAATTGAAGCATTATAAGTCTTTGGTACTCAAAGGTACTCAAAGAAAAATTGAAAGAATGGCTATTTTAAGCCGTTTCAAGACAATTACTTTAGGGTTCGATTCCCGTACGGACTGTTTTAAAAGTCGCATAAACACTGTGTTTGCGGCGTCTTAAAAAATTTTGGTACTCAAAATGGTACTCAAAAAACTGAACACAAAAGAAAGGAGTCTGCGCAAGTGCTTTAGATTCTTTTCTGTAAATGGTAGAATTGGAACGCTTTGGGCGTTCTTTTTTTATGCGGTTTTTCTGCTTATTTTTTGCGGAAGAACCGTATTTTTTTATGCAAAAATATAAGCATAGGAGGGATGCGGAATGTTATTTACAGATGAAATTCTTGAAAAAATCTTAATAAGAGAAGATGTGTCAAAGGTTCCGCTCGTGTATCAGTCAGCTATGATTCACGCAATCAAGGAAGTATTGGAGGAAGAGAATGTATCAGATGCAAAATCAGAATATGACATTTAACCCAAACCCAAGCTATGCCGCATATCAGTACAACCCAATGCAGAGGTTTCAACAGCCAGAGCCACAGATTCCGCAGATGCAACCGCAGTTTCTTGGAATCCAAGGAAAAGTAGTGCAGTCGGAATCAGCTATCATGGCAAATGATGTGCCTATGGATGGAAGTGTTGCGTTTTTCCCGATGCAGGACATGAGCGCAATCGTAGCAAAACAATGGGATGCCAATGGAACAATCAGAAAGACTGTTTACAAGCCTTTTAATGAGCAGATGGCAGATTCTTTGAGTGATGATAAAAAAATCGAAATAGGGCTATCTGACGATGCGACAAAGGCTATTACTGACAAATTAGATTGCTTGTTTGGAAAGATGGAAGAGTTGGAAGATAAGTTATCTTCGCAAACGCAAAGAAAATCTTCACGAACACAAAAGGAGAGTGAGTCTTAATGAATCCTATGCAGATGTTACAGGGAATGAGAAACCCACAGCAGTTTTTACAACAAATGATGGGGAACAACAGCGTAATGAGCAACCCTATGGCGCGCAATGCTATGCAAATGGCACAAAAGGGAGATTCCAAAGGCATTGAGCAGATGGCTAGGAATTTGTGCAAAGAAAAGGGGATTGACGCAGATAAGGCTTTTGAGTCATTTAAAAGCCAATTAGGAATGTGATACTAATTCTTGCAAGATTATGTATATAAAAATGAATTATGGAGGTAAATTCTATGTTTAACACAGGTAATTGCGCATCCGTTCCGCTTGTAGCGAACATTGACGGAAACGGAAATAACAATGGATGGGGCGCAGAAGGCTCATGGTTATGGTTCATCATCGTTATCTTTGCCATCTTTGGATGGGGTGGATTCGGTAACGGATTCGGAGGAAACGGAATGAATGGTGGTGTCGGAAGCGAAATCCAGCGCGGATTTGACAACCAGGCGGTTGTGTCAAAACTTGATGGCATTACAAACGGAATTTGTGACGGATTCTATGCAGTACAAAACGGCATGAATGGCATCAACACAAACATTTTACAGACCGGATTCGGCATTCAGCAGGCTATCAATGCTGATACAGTCGCTAATATGCAGAATACCAATGCTTTACAGTCACAGCTTGCTAACTGCTGCTGTGAAACAAGAGAAGCTATCCAAGGCGTAAACTACAACATGGCAACTAACACTTGCGCTTTGCAGAACACCATGAACAGCAACACGAGAGACATTATCGACAGTCAGAACGCAGGAACACGCGCTATTCTTGATTATCTCTGCAATGAAAAGATTTCTAGCTTACAGGCAGAAAATAGCGACCTTCGCAGAGCGGCTTCACAGGATCGTCAGAGTGCATTACTTACAACTCAGATGGCAGCTCAGACGCAGCAGATTATCAATGCAGTAAATCCGTCTGCTATCCCGGCATATGTCGTACCTAACCCAAATGCTTATGCATATGGATGTGGATGCAACACAGGATGTGGCTGCTAAAACTAAATAATTGAGTATCTTAATTGAGTTTAACTCAATCATGTCTGCTAAGCAGTATTACTTAAATTTAAAGGGCAGACTGTAATGTTTGCCCTTATTTTATGAAAGAGAGGTAAAAATAATGGAAGTAACAGGAATTGCATTACAAACCGTTGCTGCTGGAGAAGATGTTGCATTCACAGAAACAGCAGTAAATGGAACAAAATGTATCGTACACAGACAGGGAAGTGGAATTATCAAGTTAAGAGGTATCACCAATCAGTGCAAGGCTAGATTTTTGGTATCGTATTCCGGAAACATTCAGATCCCGACAGGCGGCACAGTTGGAGAGATTTCGCTTGCAATCGCTGTTGACGGAGAGCCTTTGCAGTCAACAAAGATGATTGTAACGCCAGCCGCAGTTGAGAATTTATTTAATGTATCAGCGCAGGCATACGTTGATGTGCCTTGCGGTTGTTGCAGTACCGTAGCCGTGCAGAATACGTCCGCGCAGGCTATCGAAGTGCAGAACAGTAATTTGATTGCGGTAAGGGAGGCTTGATATTATGCATAAGTTTGCGAAACAGATTATGGATTGCGTGAAAGCCCACGTTGACGGCATTGGAATCGAGAATTTTGAAGGTCAAAACCTTGATGATCTCAAGGATTGGACGGAGATTGCAAAGAACATCGTATGCTTTGACAAAGACTACAACATTGTTGAAGCCATGAAAAAGTCTGAAGATGAAGAAATCATGCGCATGGTGGAAGAATTTGGGGATTATCCGGGAAGAAGATACTACAATGAGTACCGGTACTCAAACGGAAGATTTGCACCGAAAGGGCGTGGAACACGCAGAGGATATGTAGAACCACCATATTATCATCAGATGCCAGAAGATTACCACGAATGGGAGAGAATGCCGGAATACGACCGAATGAGAGACCTTGATCGAATGAGTATGGGAAAGATGTATTATTCAGAGCCTATGAGCGGAAATAACGGCATGAGTACCGGTACTCACGATGCAAGAGAGGGCAGAGCCGGTATGAGCCGGAGAAGCTACATGGAGACAAAGGAAATGCATAACGGAAATTCACCGGAAGACAAGGACGCAAAGATGAAAGAACTTGAAAAGTACATGAAATCTCTTTCGGAAGATGTGACCGAACTGTTTTCCGGTATGTCCCCAGAAGAGAAACAGTTGACCAAGACAAAGCTGACTACGCTTGTCACGAAAATGTAATAAAGAGGGCATTTTGCCCTCTTTGTTTGCGAGGTGGTAAATTGTTCACGATAAACAATGAAATGTGGAATTTGGTCAAAGTATCGCGTTACAGCGATATGTTACAGAGAAGTGATGGTAGCTGGACAGTAGGAATGACCGACAGAGACACGAAAACGATATATCTTGCGGATGATCTACGCGGAAAATTTCTTGACCGTGTGTTATGTCACGAATTATGTCATGCGTTCTGTCTTTCGTATAATGCATACATGGATATTGGCACCGAGGAAATCGTAGCAGACTTCTTGGCTACATACGGAAGAGAAGTATTTGAAATTGCAGACAGACTATTGATTGAACTTATGGAGGTTGCATAATGGATAAAATTTCAGAACTCTTGCAGTACGTGCACCGGACGAATCCGGAAATGACTAGGGAAAGGCTGATAGAAGAGTTGAGTAAAAGTGATTATGCTGCGCGGTCTTTGATTTTTACGAAAGAAAATTTTCTCCGCGCGCCAAAAAATATTTCGTAATTTTTTTGTACCCCCCTGGGGTAGCGTTTTAGGGTCAAGATTCCATTTTCACGGATTCCTAAAAACGTGTAACAAACGTGCAAATATCTGCGACATTCCGCGAATAACACAAATACACCATATATTATGTTATATATAGATAATGCACTGATGATATTTGATAATATTGCCAGTCGCAGGCAAACGCCAAAAGACGCTTGCCCGGCTATATTTATAGTCTAGCATAGACCGCTTTTTACCACTTGTCAAGATAGCATTTCCCATCGTACCGGCTGTAAGTGTGTGTTATGTTTTCCAACTTTTGTGTGATCTGTAACCAATCACCGCCGCGTTGGGCGGTTATTTTGATTTTTGCAGACCCCACCCATTCCACGCCCTCAAACTTGGAATAGCAGCACATTTTTCCGGATATTTCCAGATAACCAAGGTCAGCCACCCGGCGCATGATTTCCTCTTTTCCGATATATTCATATTTTCCCATCTTTCCCACCTCCAGACGTTCCGCGCTCACTCATGCAAATATCTTTGCAGCCGTCGCGCGATAATTGATTTACGATCAGCCACACTTGCAAATCTCCATACGCTACCCGGCGCACAGTCTGCCCGTTAAGGCTCGCTTTAATATCATAGATCATAGGCTTTTACATCTCCTTAGATTGTGCTTATTTGTCAATGTGCGCGTGAGAACCAGTTCTCACGGAATCCACGCCGCCGGAATCGAATCGGCTCACAACGCCACCAGGCACGCGGAAAGGGGCGGGAGAGTACCGCCCTAAAATCTATTTTACTTTTTTGACTGCCACAATAAAATCATCGGTTTTGTCTTTTGGTGTGCCGTTGTCGTTAATTTTAACAACAACCTTCTGCCGATTCTTAAAGCGCAAGTCTGTGTCCGTGTCGGACATTTCCCAGATGTTTCCATCCGTGGTGTAAATATCAAATCCGCGACCGGTCAGCTTTTCCCCGTCCTCATATTGCATGGAATATGTAAAATTCCTTACAGTTCCGCGCACTTTGTAGGTATGTGCTGTTTTTGCGGTTGCTGTAGCTGGTGCAAGGTTTACAAGTGCAGTTGTTGCCAATACAATGGCTAAAATTCTCTTTTTCATGGTTGTTTTCCTCCGTTTTTTAATTTTCCCGGTTATTCCGGTAAAAGCAAGCCGGGGAATCGAACCCCGGAAAAGCCGACCTTGCTTAATTTGCTAAAATCATGCGCGCCGTATTAAACACATACAATCTGTTGTGGCTATGGTGCTTAAAATCTCCATTTTCAGCAATCACGCGTCCGGTGTTTTCGTACTTTAGCGAAAAAACTATCAGATACTTTTCTAACAGTTCGTCGGGGCATTTTAAGCATTCTATAGCATTTTCAATCGTGCTTTTTCTACTGTTCCAATAAATGCCTTCAATATGTACACGCTTTTCTTTTTCCAACTCCTCAAATTCTTTCATAAGTTCAGCTTTTGTCATAAAAGCAACCATCCTTTCATGTTGTGCCCTGTCTCATCAGTGCAGGTGGGGCAGTTCCTGCAGACCGCCACGCGGGCGGTTTCGACTATTTCACTTGTTCCGCAATCTGTGCATATATAGACGGTTTCGATTCGTCAACCTCTTTATAGATACATCCGCTATATACTTTATTTGTTGACCCTTTGCAGGACTTTCCGAAGTTCTTGCAGTTGTAGCACATTGGGTTATACTCCAATGTTTCAATGGCTTTTCTGCGTGCCTTGCTTCTCTTTATCTGTTCATCTGTTACAACCATAATATATTTTTCCATGTTCAAAACCTCGATTTCGTTTTCTGGTCTACCATCATCAGAGCCGGGAGACCATCCCGCGGCTGACGCTCCGATCTGGAGCGTTTCGGCTAATTAAGGCTATTTAATTCAATGCATTTTCTATTACAATCCTCGATTGATCCGGTAAATACGATTTTGCCGTTTCCGTTGATTTTTTCGACAACGCAAAAACCAAAATAATCGTTGTAAGTTATATAGTATTCTGCCATGTTCTATACCTCCTCAATATATATTCTTTCTTCTGATCCTGTTTCGTCATCCTCATAGATTCCGTTGAAATCATCGAACCATCTTTCGGCTCCGTTGTGGTTGTACGTCTCGCCGCCAAGAAGAACGCGTCCAGTTTCCGTTACAAGTCTGTATTTCTTTTCCATGTTGTTTTCCTCTCTTTCTGTGCTTCATTTGATACTTGTATTATAGTAAATATAAGGCACTTATGCAATATGCGAAATAAACAAAATAAGGCACTTATAATATCAATGGAATTGTGAATAATACATAAGGCACTTATTTATAAAACATTTATAGGATTACTATAATATAGAAAGAAAAATAATCCTTGCTATAATAAGGCACTTATGCTATATTTAAAGTACATATATAAAAGCAGGGAGGAAAACAAATGGCAGAATATACAGAAAAACAGACCGAACAAAGGCGGCAAGCAGTAGCTAAGTATACAAAAACAGTAGACCGTGTTAATTGCCTGTTGCCATCCGGGACAAAAGAACGGATCAAGAAAGTAAGCGGAAAAAGTATAAACGCCTTTATAAAAGAGGCGGTGTTGATCCAGTTAGAGCAGTTGGAGAGATTAAAATAAAATATAAGGCACTTTTTGAAAAATATCACTTGACATTATAAGGCACTCATGATATTATAATGACAGATCAAGAAAACAGAGCAACGGCGAAAGCCAAGAAAGGAGAAACACCATGAAAAAATATATTGTAAAAGATCGGGGCATTGAATGGAGTTATGACAACAAAGAAAAGGCTGCTAAGAAAGCCGCTGATCTGAACACGGAAGTAACAGAAAAAACCGTGTGGAGATATTACGCCCCATATTATACAAGCGGCACTGCAAACTATCGGGAAATCACGGGTGAAACTTTAATAGACACAATAGAGAAAGGCTTTGATCAGATCATAAAAGATTATGATCTTGGCGGCGTTTTAGGCTTGAAATTGAAGTCTGTTAAATTACAAAAGGAAGATGGGTATGCGAATTTAGTTGTAGATTTTATACCACTCGGAAAACTTGGAAAAGAACTTTCAGAGGAAGAAAAGGCAGTAAAAATTGAATGGGTTACAGATGATGAATTCCAGGGCGAATACACTTTTACATTGAACAAATAAAAGGCTAGCGGAGCCGATAAGCTCCGCTATTCTGCATTAAGGAGCAAATAAAAACATGGCTAAAGTTGTAAAAAAATGCGTTGTCTGCGGGAAAGAGTTTTATTGCGAATCATCGCGTGACATTGTGACCTGCTCGAAAGAATGCCGGTTGATACATTTGAGCCAAACACATACGGGGTTAAAGCGCTCCGAAGAGAGCAAGCGCAGGATGTCAGAAACAAGGCGCGCGAATCCGCGAAATACAGAAATACAGCGAAAAGCTACAGAAGCCGCAAAGAACAGTCCGAAATCCGGACGGTTTGAAACAAACAGGGCGGCGATAGATTGGCATTTAGTAAGCCCAGAGGGAGAGCACTTTTATATTCACTCCCTGTCCTTTTGGCTTAGGGGAAATTGCAATAAATATTTTGGAGTAGAGCCGGACAGCAAGCAATTTTTTAATATAATTGCGGGGTTGAGCCGCGTTAAAAGATCGGTTCTTGGGACACTTCCAGAAGGGCAACGCCCCGGATATAGTTATAAAGGTTGGTCAGTGATTCCGACCGAGGATGATAAACAGGATAAATAAAAGATTGGACAAGGGCAGTTTTCCGGCTGCCTTTTCTTTTTTGCCATGTCCAAAATCAACAACTCTACCGGGCATATCTTAAAAAATCTCCGAAAAACTGTAAACAAACTATAAAACTTTTCTTAAATCTTTATAAACAAGGCTAGGTTCATTAGGTCTTTGACAAGTCCAAAAATGATAGAATAGTATCAGTTTTTACAAAAAATCGTCTGACATAACGCGACACAATCGTCTGACGTCGCTTTTTCAGAACTATGTTTCTCTTTCTCTTTCTTTTTCTTAATCTTTTAGATTAATAATAATATACTGTATCTAAAGCCTATAGGTTTATAGTAAGTGTATATCCGCATACGCGCGCGGCGTAAGTATATAATACCACCGTAAAAAATTAAGGCTTGACTTTAATCCCGGAAATAGTGTATACCAGAATCAAAGAGATTAAACAGAACGGAGGTGTGAATAGTATATGCAGGATATAAAGAGTGTAGAGAATGTAGATCTTACAAGCCTTATAGTGGATCTAGGTACAGTACAGATATACACATCAACTGTACAAGATTTAATAGACAACGCTTGTATAGAATTTCACATCGAAGATTTGTTAAAAGCTGGACAGAGACAGTGGAAAGCTGTTATGCAGTATGTTGGCATGCATTTATTCCCAGATACATCGGTACTAAAAGACAAGAGCTTGAAACCTCTTGGTAATGCAACTATACCAACTAACTGTAACAGGTATGATAGAGAGGTATTATATAAACTTTGTGATTATTATATATATATATCCAACGTGTACAGTAAGCTGGTAAGTACAGTAGCATTCAGTTATTTTTGTAATATACCAACCAATACGATGGATATATGGGCTAGTGATGAACCAGGTTCGCTGACTTTCAAGATGTGGCAAAAATTGCAGCGATCTCGTAAGGATTGCATCCTTGATCGTGCGTATGACTCCAATAGCCCGGTGGGCACCATGTTCGTGGGAAACAACGAATTCGGCATGAATCAGCCCGGCATTGGCGATAATGCCACGCAACGCAAGGCAATCACAGCGCAGGAGCTGCCAAGATTGGACGAGAAAAAGAGTCAAGAATTGCACGCAATTGATACACAATTTACAGATGCGGCGGTAAATAATACGGTCTAAATTGTGCGCGATTATTCTACAATTCACAAATGCAGTAATACCAAGGGTTGTAGAGTTTTAACTATTCGTAAACTATTCGGAAAAGTTAGGTTTTGCGAATAGTTGCAAGGGTATGACATGAATTGTATTAAAACAATTTGATTTTCACGCAATGACAACAAAACGAAACGGAAAATATTTTAGATTTCCATGTTTGCAGAAAAAGGATGGGGAGGGGGTCTGGCAGAAAGACCACCGGGCGGCTACTAAGTCCCTCAAATTCCTCAAAAAATAAAAAGCCCACTTACAACACCCATTGACTTTTTACAACAAGTAGCTTAATATAAGCTTAAACAATTCACTTTCACGTTGCGAATCGCAACTACATTTCCAAAAAAAATTTAAAAACAAAAAAGAGTGCTTTGGACAGGAGAATGATATATGACCGGAAATGAGTATCAGTCATTAGCCATGCGGACAAATGATCGCAAGGCAACAGAAAGAATTTCGGATAAACTTGATTTGCTTAAATCTTGCAAGAAGAACAATATCGCATCGTTGCAAGATTACGACCTTGGCGGAATCTTTAATGCTTGCCTTGGACTATCCGGTGAAGTTGGAGAATTTAACGACATAATCAAAAAATGGATTTTCCACGAGAAACAGCTTGATATTGACCATGCTAAGAAAGAAGCTGGCGATATTTGTTGGTATCTTGCAATGCTTTGCGAATCCTTCGGATGGAGCCTTGATGAAATCATGCAGATGAATGTAGACAAGCTTAAGGCACGTTACCCGGAAGGCTTTGACATCGAAAAAGCAAACCACAGAGCGGAAGGTGATGTGTAATGGCAAGCTGCGGCAATGAGTTGATGAAAACCGAGTATTCCGAAACCTTTGATGAAAAACGCAAAGGATTGATTGAGCAGTCATATTACAAATACGGACCGGCAAGAATGAACTTTGCAAACGGGAATGTGGATGCAATCGAAAGTTTGAAAATGTGCCTTGCCAAGTTTGAAGAGACCGGGAACCTTGAATATCTGTGTGATGTTGCGAATTATGCCATGTTCCGGTTTATGTTTCCGCAGCAGGGCGAGTATTTCGAACATACGGACTCTGATTCATCTGCCGGACTTTGCGGTATGAGCGTAAATGAAATGGAGCGATTCAAACAGGAACACAGCTTTGAGGATGGGAGATATTGATATGGCTTTGAAAGTTATTGCAACAGCGGCAGATGCCCTCGTAATACTGGGACTTATGAGAGAACAGGTAAAACAAAAAGACAATTCAAACGCAATGGGGTATTTGTTTTCATACGCGATCTTTGCAATGAATATCATGACCATTTGGAAATGATGGGCTATTGCCAAACGGTAAGGCACAGGATTTTGATTCCTGCATTCCGGGTTCGAATCCCGGTAGCCTAATTGGTTACATGCTGACGTTTCATGTAACCACGTATGTTTTCCATACGTACTTGAACCCTTGGCTGAGTGATTCAAGCATTTGGGTTCCTCCTTTCGCCACTAGGACGATTCTGTTAAGGACGGTGCGAGACCGTCCGGTGGTATTCTATCATGCATCTATTCCACGGTGCATGAGCCATGAAATTAGGTGGTGGCGGAATAGGTAGACGCGCAGATGGAAGAGACAGGACAAAGATTAAAAACTCATGGTTGAAGTCCTATGGGTTCGATTCCCTCCAATGTGAACAGTGCACGGTTTATGTGAGGTGCAAATCCTCACCCACCTACTCGGTCAAATTATGCTGTCTGTTTGCAGGCGGTTTATGTTTTGGCTGTATGATACCACGGGCAATTATAATGTGGCGCAGAGGCATCAAGACCTCGAAATGGAAGCATTAAGACTTCGTTAAGTAGTAACAACGATGGGTATTCCTGCTGAATCATCGTTAAAACAAAACAGGATAGTGCCATGCATGGCACGAAAAACATATTGCTAACCGTCTTGTGGCGGTTATGATCGGTTAGTCGAGCGGTAAGACACCACCCTTTCACGGTGGTAGCACGAGTTCAAATCTCGTACCGATCACTGTATTGGGATTTAATTCAGTGGTAGAAGACACGGCTTATATCCGGGTTGTCGCGGGTTCGATTCCTGCAATCCCAACTTCGGGAGGTCTTTCGGTTCTTCGGAATGCGAGAGTGGAAATTAAAAAGATAACGCACAACAAAAAGACTGTGAGTAGGAAGTACAACAAAAGCAGTTCAGACAGGACACTCGAAAATATCCATATGCGCTTGGTAGCCTTTGAACGAGTGCATCTTGTCAATTTTGCAGTGTTCCCATAATGGTATTGGAACGGCTTGCTAAGCCGCCGGGCGATTATTCGCCTTGCAGGTTCGAATCCTACACACTGCGCTAACTTACGTCTGTCTGTTGGTCAGAAAGAGGTCTCCAAAACCTCTAACGAAAGTTCGATGCTTTCCGGGCGTGCTCGTCTTTATCTCCACTTAGTCGGGTACTACTGCAATAGTTCCGGTCGGTGGGAGACTTATGGATGGTAGTGGTATTATTGGAAACAGAAAACCCTTCCGTGATTAGAAATTGCAGATTTGAAAGCGGTTGACATGGTTTTGGCTGACAGGGTTCGATTCCATGTGCCGCTATTCGAGGTTAATATTTACGCAAAATTGTGTGTAAGTATGATAAAAACATTGTGGAATATTTATATCAAACAAAAGACACGGAATCTCACGAGGATTCCGATTTTTGCTATGATTGAGGTGTAATATGAAAGATTGTTCAATTTGCAAATATTGTGATGAAGATTTTGTTTTTGATAAAGAAACAGGAGAAGAATATCCGTTTTATGAATGCCAAAAAGGGAATGACACATCACTTGACTATGAGTGCAAAGATTTTGAACAATACAAACCGAAAAAATATAAAGAGAAAAATACCGAATGCGATATATGCGAATACGGAGAAAAATGTGCGAAATATAGTCCTGGGATAGATTGTACAACCTACAGAGATACAAAAACACATACTATTTATCCACAAGACAAATGTATTAAAAGAGCTTATGGTTGTACAGATTTTAATAATAGCTTAGGACATAAACATATTGACATAGACCAATGGTTTAGAACTGTTAATATGCCTACAAATGAAAAAATAAAAGCATTTAAAAGGGCAAAAGAACTAGGTGTTGAGATACCTAAAGATATTGAAAACTATTTCAAAGAATATGAGATTGAGGTGTAATATGTGTGATTTTTGTCGGTATAAAAAGAAAATCATTGATGGTAAAGGAAATTCAGTTCTTTTTGGAGCTGAAAATAACATGATTTTTGACAATAGCGATGGAAAAGAGGTTGCAGGAGTCGTAAAAATTAATTTTTGCCCTATCTGCGGAAGAAAGTTGGTGTAATATGTGTGATTTTTGTGGTAATGGATCCAAACAAATAATTGATGACAGAGAGAAGGATTCTATTTTGTATATTTCCGATTCAGAAAAAGACATAAGAATTTTTCTTGAATATCTCAAAAAGAAAATGGACAACAACGGAAAAGAATGTTTTTTAGATGAAGAACATGATGTTTTAAAAACAGAAAATTACAATGTTGTCTGTAAGAGCATCTACGGTACTCAACTTGGAATCGGATATGGGTATTGCCTGCATTATTGTTTTTCGAGCAATTTTGATAAGAGTAAGTGCAACGATATGAAAAAATACTCGATGGAAGAAATTCTTGCGCACACAAGAGAGGGCGCAAAAGAAATATCGGAACTCGGTATTTTGAATATGCTAGGGTTAGTTTGAAAGTTGGTGGAATGATGAAGCAGGAAAAAGAAGTTTTATGCGAATGTGTTAACCATGAAAATTGTTCATTAGACCCGTTTAGTTGCGGATGTTCAATAGAAATTACGACTTTTGAAGATGCTTGTATAGGTAAAAGAACATTCATTCCGGGAATCGAATGTGATAAGTGAGGTATTTATATGAAACATCAAAAAGAATGGCACACTTGCGACAGGTGCGGTGCTGAAATAAAATTCAAGCCAAGACAACAGCTACAATATGTGCCGTGTGGTACATATTCAGAACCGGTAACTAGATTTACAGAAGATGAAATTTCGTGCGAGCTTTACAAAACAAGATTTTGCGGAAAACTTAAGAAAACTTATGAATTATGCCATAAATGCAGAAAGGATTTTGAGAGGTTTATGAGAAATGACTGTTAATATTGGAACCAAAACCTATGAAATGAGCCGCAAGCAGGCAAAAGCTATCCTTGGAACGGCTGTTGCATTGAAATGGAAACAGCAAATAAATATGGCATTAAAGCATATACGATTCCGGCAAGGTATGTAATTGATGATTATAATGCACTTGTACAGAAATTACATCCGGTTTGTAATGAAGCAATGCCAACATTCTAGCAAAATTTTACCGGCTAACAAATGGAGTTAGTTGCTACCCTAAAACAGTTATAGGCAGAGGTCAAGGCACTTCTGCTTTTGCGGAGGTGCTTTTTATTTGGCTTCAAAGCAGTTAATCAATGCAGTAAATGGATATGAAAATTACATACAGAGAAAAGGCGTTGATGAACAGGTAATAGATGCCCTTTTGAAAGCGTGCAATGTGGCAATTCGGACGGAAAAAGACGTTGACTACGGATTGACTATAACCGAAAGAACAAAGGCTTTAATCAATGAATTTACGCAGAAAAATGCGGGCGGTAGCATATGGGAACTTGAACGATATGCGCAGGATCACGACATTAAAGGCGGATACAAACTTGTGGATCAGTTCTATGAAGTCTTGCGATTAGAGAGCTTTTATCGTTTCGAAAGCTTCATCTACTTTATGGAGCGCAAAAGGAATTGGAGTAAACGGTTTTATTATCCACGCCGCAAGACGCTGAATATAGTCGCCCAGGATCTTGAAGATTTGGAAAACCGAAAGATTAAATTTTACGGATTATCAATGCCATCGCGTGTCGGTAAGTCTACTATCTGTATTTTCTTTCTTGCGTGGGTAGCTTTGCGCAGACCAAACAGCCATAGTGCTATGGGTGGTCACTCTGGTATTTTGGCAAAAGGATTTTACAAAGAACTGATGAATCTTTTTACCACGGAAGAATATACCTTTGCTGAACTTTTTGCTTATTGGCATCCGGAATACGCAAACGCAGCACTTCCAACGGACAAAAGTGCTGATGAATTTACAATTACGCTTGGAGATCCGGACAGATTCGCAACCGTAACGTGCCGTGGTATTGATGGAACATGGACAGGAGCGGTCGATGTTTCAAAAGATGGATATTTGTATGTCGATGACTTGGTGCGTGATCGAGAACATTCATTAAGTCCTACTCGAATGGAAAACACATACCAAGAGTACCTAAACAAGATGGTTGACCGTAAGAATGATGGTGCAAGGGAATTGATGGTTGGTACCCTTTGGAATGTTTTAGACCCATTGGAACGCATGAGAAAGCAATATGAGCATGACCCGCAATACCGATTCCGTAAGATTCCGGCACTTAATGAAAATGACGAAAGCAATTTCGCGTATGAAATCAACGGATTTTCCACGGAATACTATCGGGATATGCGAGATAAGCTTGACAATGCCGAATGGATGGCTAAGTTTATGCAGCAACCATATGTCCGAGAGGGATTGCTTTATACGGATTTGAGACTATTTAACGGAATCCTGCCGGATGGAGATTTCCGGCGCATTGGAGTTGTGGATGTTGCTTGGGGCGGCGGCGATAGCTTGTCAATGCCAATTGGGGCAGAATATGAAAACGGTGATGTTTATATTTACGATTGGGTATTCAACAAAGGTCCGAAAGAGGTAACAATCCCTCTTGTTGTTGGACGAATTATCGGGAATGAGATTCGGCAGACAAGATTTGAGGGAAATACCGGGGGCGATCTGTATTGCCAATATGTAGATGAAAAGCTGCAGGAACAGGACTATAAATGCTCATGCACAAGCAGAAAAGCACCAAACAAGGTTGAAAAATTATCAAAGATCATAGCGTATTCAGGTGATGTTAAGAGAAAATTCATATTTCTTGATACGCACCGACCGACGCAGGAACAAATGAAGAAAGATTCAGATATTGGAGTAACAAGATATTATAGAAATGACGAATATCAAGCGGCTATGGATGAACTTTCTATGTTTGTAAGTATTGGCGGTAATGAACATGACGATGCGGCAGACGGTTTAACCCAGCTTGAAATGTTTATAGAGAACCCAAACAATACCGCAAAGGTAGAAGCGGCAGTAAACCCATTTAGGAGGTATTAGGATATGACAACAGACAAATATCTTTCGCAGATAAGCAGAATTGACCATGCGATTGCAAATAAGCTGGAAGAAATCAAAAGGCTATCCGATATGGCAACTTCTATATCTATATCTCCGAAAGAGGTGGATGTGCAATCATCCGGCAATCCCGACAAAATGGGGAGCGCGGTATCGAAGATTGTTGATTTGCAGAATGAGGTTCAGACACTTGTAGATGAATTGGTTGATAAAAGACGTATTATCATATCACAAATTGACAGCATGGATAATACAGATGTATATATCGTGCTTTCATCGCATTATGTCAATGGAAAAGATTGGAACTTGATTTCCGTTGAGATGAAATATTCCTACAGGAACATTATGAAACTTAGGAAAAGAGCATTGCAGGAGTTTGAAAGACGTTATGGACAACTTTATTCTGAAAAGAGTGCATAAAAGTGCACAATAGTTCACACTCTTTCACAACATTTCCCAAAACTTGCATGATATACTAAAAGAGTAGAAAAACAAATTTCTACAACCCCCAAAGTATATAACCCGTAAAAGGCACTGTCAGAAATGGCAGTGTTTTTTATTTACAAGAAAGAGGTTGCTATGAAAAAAGTAACTATATATTGCCCGGATTGCGGAAGAATTGCCGGACATTATGATGGGAGATCTACGATAGACCATCCGTGTAAATGTAAAAAATGCAATCATATTGTGATTTATCGCGTGGCAACAGGCAAGATTGAAACGAAGCCAATACCGAAACGCGCTTGCAGTAGTGGAGTTTTATTTATATGAAGAATACACAGTATTTCCATGACCTTGTAAAAGGAAGATACGGAAGAAAAATTGCATATGCTAACGTAGAACAGATTACTGCAGACAATATCGTAAATGTTGTCGGAAACTGCATTGGTGCATTTTATTTCAACAAGACGATCATTCGGTATCTTTGGAACTACTACAAGGGCGATCAGCCTGTATTGTACCGAACAAAGGTACAAAATGCGGATATAACCAATAAGGTATCTGAAAACCATGCCTATGAGATTGTTCAATTCAAGGTTGGACAGACTTACGGTGAGCCAATCCAGCTTATCAGCAGGAAAGATGATGACCGGATAAACAATGCGGTTGATGAATTTAACGATTATCTGACCGATGCTAATAAGCAGGAAAAGGATATTAAGGCAGGAGAGTGGCAATCAGCAACCGGAACGTCATTTAAGGCTGTACAGATTACAAAAAATGGAGATATACCATTTAGGATTGTTGCGCCAACACCAATGAATACATTTGTTATTTATAATGAATCCACAGAAGAACCACTTTTAGCAATCCAAGAGCTTAAGGATGCCGATGGACAGATGTATAAACTCTGCTACACGGACTCTTACGAATGCAAGATTGTAAATGGAGAGGTTCGAGGTTGGAAACTGCATGGTTTTGGTGGAATCCCGATTGTCGAGTTTCCGAACAACCATGAGCGCATTTCTGATATTGAGCTTGTGATCGGACTATTGGATGCAATCAATACAATGCAGTCAAACCGAATGGATGGCGTTGAGCAGTTTGTTCAGTTTTGGGTAAAATTCGTAAATTGCGAGGTTGATGAAGAAACATTTAAAAAAATGAAAATGAATCACGCTCTTACAGTTAAGTCTATCAACAAAGATAATAAATCAGATGTTGACATTATGACGCAAGAGCTGAATCAGACAGAGTGCCAAGTTGCAAAGGATGATCTGTGGGATAATGCACAGTCCATTCTTGCCATACCAAATAAGAACAACAATAATTCCGGTGGAGATACACAGGGAGCGGTTGAACTTAGAAACGGATGGGACTTCTCAAAGTCGAGAGCAAAACTGAAAGACCCGATTGTAAAGTCGGCTGAAAAAAGACTTGCGAAAGTTGTTTTGAATGTGATTCGCATACGGGATCATGATTTGGGATTAAGTTTGCGCGACTTCGACGTTCAGATAAATCATAGTCCACAAGACAATATGTACACCAAGTCACAGACACTATATCAGCTTTTACAAGCCGGTATTCATCCACTTGTGGCAATTAAATCTGTCGGACTTTGGGGAGATGCGGAAAAGACATTTCTGTTGTCAAAGCCATACTTGGATAACCTGTGGAAAACCATTGATGATGTAAAAGCACAGGAACAGAAAGCACAAGAATTGATAAATAAAATGAATACAGATGGCACACAAAGCCAGACAAACAAAGATAAGACAGTCACCGAGTAATCGGCGGCTGTTTTTATTTTATAAAAATTCGCAAAGTTGTGAGCGTAAAAATCAACAATGTCGTTCGGTGTCGTTGCACCGTATAAAAATTCGTATGACATATCGGAGGTAATGGATGAAAAGAGAAGATCTGATTGCTATGGGATTAAGCGAGGAAAACGCGGACAAGATCATGGCAGATTACGGAAGTTCCGTACAGAAAGCCAAGGCAAAGGCTGACGAGTACAAGACAAAGGCTGACAAAGCTGAAGAGTTGCAGAAGCAGCTTGATGATATCGAACAGGGAAAGCTCACGGAAGTCGAGCAGGCAAATAAGAACCTCGAAAAAGCCAATGCAAGAATCGCGGAACTTGAAAAAGCGCAGGAAATAGCCACGCAGAGAGCCAATGCCGCATCTAAATTTAATGTTACCGCAGAGCAGGCAGCACAGATCGTAAAAGACGATGGCAGCTTTGATTATGACGTTCTTGGAAAGATTATCTCTGAAAAAGAGACCGCCGCAGCACAAGCCAAGGAACAGGAGATTGCAAATGGCAGTACGAATCCGGGCGGTGGAACGGCTGGCGGTAATAAAGACAACGAAAAGACAGAAGCGGAAAAAGCCGCAGAGTCGATAGGAAAGACTTTAGCCGGAACGAATCAGACGGCTAAGTCGGTAGTAGACAGTTATTTATCGTAAGGAGGTTTTAAAGATGAAGTTTACTGAAAAAAGCGTAACAACTCAGCTTGAAATTCTGAAAAGAAAATTAGGCGGCGAGCTGTTCGAGGAAATCAAACTTGATGATACCGCATTCACAGAAGGCGTGTGCAAGGCAGGAAGCCCAATCGCCGTAGATGGAAAGGTTGATAAGGAAACAAAGCCAATCGGAATTTTACTTACAGATGTTTATAAGGACGAGAACCCTAACGGAACAATCCTTAGAGCGTTTGGAGTTGTAAATTCTGCAAACATTCAGACAAGCACAGGAGAAGCTGTTGCAGAGGCAGTTAAGACAGCCCTTCCGTTAATCGTATTTGAATAGGAGGTAATATAGAATGAACATTAGAGATGTGTATAGTGCAAAAGCAATCGCGCTTGTAAACACAGAGGTAGCAAGTAATAAAATTGCGTATCTTGGTTCTGGATTATTCCCAGCTAAGAAGAAAATGGGACTTGATCTGAAATGGATTAAGACTTCCAAAGGACTTCCGGTTTCTCTTGCACCATCAAATTTTGATGCGGTGTCAACGTTAAGAAGCCGTGAGGGATTTAAACTCACAGAAACAGAAATGGCTTTCTTCCGTGAATCCATGCTGATTAAAGAAGCTGACGAACAGGAAATTATGCGTGTACAGGATAGCGCAGACCCATATGCAAGCGAGGTATTAAGCAGAATTTTTGATGATGCAAATACTCTGATTGATGGAGCAAACGTTGTTCCAGAGCGTATGATTATGCAGTTGCTTGCACCGGCTGATGGATCTCCAAAGATTTCCATTCAGGCAAACGGCGTAACATACGCTTATAACTACGATCCGAGCAACACATACAAGACCCACAACTTTGCAAACCTTGAGACCGCAACAGATAAGTGGGATGACCACGAAAATTCTGATCCGCTTGATGATGTTTCTGTTGCTCTTGATACAGTCGAAGCAGAGACAGGAGAGAGACCTTCTATCATGATTGTTTCTCGTAAGACTATGGATCATCTTAAGCAGAATAAGAAGATTCGTTCCGCCATTCTTGCGCAGAATGCCACGGCAAACATCTTTATGAACGACAACCGTGTTAAAGAGGTATTCTCCAACGAACTTGGTATCAGCATTATTGTTTACTCAAAACAGTACAAGAATGAAGCTGGTACTGCATCTAAGTTTTACCCGGACGGATTTGCAACGCTTATCCCAAGCGGAGCACTTGGAAATACTTGGTACGGTACGACACCGGAAGAACGTACACTTATCGGAAAGCCTACAGCAGATGTTTCTATCGTAAACACAGGTGTTGCTGTTGCAATTTCCGTATCGGAAGATCCTGTACAGACTAAGACAACAGTTTCTGAAATCGTACTTCCGTCTTATGAAAGAATGGATAGCACCTATGTCATTAAGTGCTATTAGGAGGTGATCCTTTGGTTTACGAGTGCAAAACAAAATATAAGGGCAAATGGTATATGCCAGGAGAGGAAGTACCGGAGGCAAAATCTCCGGTACCTTCTGATTTTATGAATCCACCTAATATCACTTATACAAAGACCGAAATCAACAGAATGAGTACCGCAGACTTGCAAAAACTTGCCACGGAGCAGGGGATTGAAAATGCACAAACAACAAGCGGTGCGGAACTGAAAGAAATTCTGATTGCAAAATTTAATCTGTAGGAGATCGCTTATGTCATACACGCTTGTCGAACAGGTAAAGATTCGCTTAAAACAATTTCATATAGAAGAGGTAGAGGACGAAGCGACCGGGGAGAAGTCCGATAAAGTTGTGTTTGATAAAAAGGAAGATAACCCTTTGATTGAACAGCTTTTAGAGCAGGCAAGAAAAGAGATTATCGGCAGACGGAACTATCCGGACACATACACGCAAGACCAGATTGACAGTGATGTTAAGAACTATGAAAACATTATGGTCAATTTGGCAGTGTACGACCGGTCGCAGGCAGGAGAAGCGTACATGGCAAGTTTCTCCGAAAACGGTGTGAGCCGAACATGGAAAGACCGTGAAAGCCTTTTTGTCGGTGTGTATCCGTTTGTAAAAGCAATGTAATTAAAGAAGATTGAGCGTGACCATATTTCCGATGTTGGTAAAATGGTTGCAGGCGGCGCACATTAAGCGGTGGTGGGCAGTGCGCTAAAAGGAGATTCAAATGAAAAGTATTTTGATTCAAACTTATCTTGTGGCACTTCCGATAGTGCTTGGATATATAGTTTGGCTTCTTAAACAACAAAAGAAAAGCAGGGATGCGAACAGTAAGGGGACAATGCTCCTTTTGCGCGTCCAACTTATTGAATACCATACAAAGTACACCAGAATCGGAGAAATACCGTCATATGCCTATCAGAACTTCTGTGAGATGTATGATGCGTACCATGCGTTAGGTGGAAACGGAATGGTTACGAAAATGAAACATGAGATTGAAGAGATCCATATAGGGAAAGGAGATAAAAGCCATGAGGAATTGGAAGGATTGGACTAAGAAAGCCGGAATCCGAGCAATCAAGACAGTTGCGCAGGCGGCAGTTGCTGGAATTGGAACGGCGGCATTTATGGGTGCGGTGGATTGGAAATATGTTCTTTCTGCATCAGTCCTTGCCGGAGTATTATCACTTCTGACAAGTGTTGCCGGAATCCCGGAGGAAAACATCAATGCTTGACATTAACAAGCAGGAAATGAAATATTCGCAATCCGGTCAGAGGATATTCATCCCACAAACTGACGAAAATGGAGATATTGTCTATGAAGGGTACAAGGATTCCGATGGGAACTTTGTACCTTATTTAGATTCCGCAGGAAACAAGATTCCAAAAGGCGAGGAAGTTGAAGGGTTTTCAGAACCTACGACATTCCAAGCAAATATCAGCAATAAGTTGTCAGAAGCCCTTGTGAAAGAATTTGGAATTGATGATAGTACATCATACTGTCAGCTTGTCACGGATAAAGGATATTTGCCACTGAAAGCCGGTGACGTTGTGTGGAAACGTTCGGAAGTCAAACGCACTGATGATGGACTTGTGGATTCAGAAACCGCAGACTACATCGTAAAAGGCGTTGCCGATGAAGGACTGACAACGGATTTGTTTCTTCTTCGGAAGAATATTAAGTAGGTGATTGCGTGGCAAAGAAAACTATTTCAATGACACTATCCACTAAGTCCATACAAGCCGCTATAAAGGAATTAGAAAAGTACCGCGATAGTTTACAGGCTAAATGCGATTTACTTGTTTCTAGGCTTGCACAGATAGGTCAGACGGTGGCAATACGACACATATCGGAATCTCCAATAGGGAACACGATAACGGTAAGGGTTGATAAATCACCACAGCTAATGACCTCGAACGCAATTCTGATTGCAACCGGAAAAACGGTAACGTCAGAAGATAGAGAACCGTTCTATACTTTGTTGGCGGTAGAGTTTGGGTCTGGAATTTTTTACAATTCCGAAGAGAACCCAAAAGCACCGGAACTTGGATTCGGTGTCGGTACGTATCCGGGGCAAATACACGCTTTTGAAGATGGTTGGTACTATTGGGACGATAAGACAGAAACATGGCGTTATACCCACGGTATCAAAGCCACAATGCCTATGTATAATGCGGAACAACAGATTATTCAACAGTATGTAAAGATTGCAAGGGAGGTATTCGGTGGAAAATGAGTTAAACAGTTGGGCACTTGATTTTGAAGATACCTTATGTTCCCTTTTGAAATCATACATGGAAAGCAAGGTAAGAGGAATTAAGGTGACGCAAGATGAAGAATCGGGCGGTACCGCAACATTCCCGACACTTTTAGTCAGACAAATCGGTGGTACAGAAGCCGGACGAACGAATGAAGCAAAGACAATCAACGCAATTCGCCCAACATTTCAGATTACAATTACAAACAAAGGTTCGAGAAAAGCAACTAAGGACATCGCAGCATATGCGGTGTCTTTTTTTAAACAACAAATGTTTGAGGTATCAAATGTAATCTCAACAATTTCCAAGCAAGTGCGAACGGTTACATTCCGCGCAACTCGCGTAATTGGAAACGTTGAGCATTTAGATCAGCTATAAGCAGAAAGGAAGTAGAAAATATGGCATCAACAAGCTATAGAACACGTGTCATTGTAAAAGAGCACACGGAAAAACAGGCTGACTTTGCAGGAACATATAATCTTTTGGTTGCGGCTAAGTCAGTTCCAAGCCCTGCATCACCACCAAACACGGTAGAGTCAACAACGATGGAAGATGACCAACAGACTTTTGAAAAAGGAATTAAGACTTCTGATTCAAGAGAAATCACAGGAAACCTTGAAAAAGAATATCTTTCAAAGGTGGATGGATATGGAGATAAAAAACTCGATATTATTCACCTTTACGGAACGGACGGTATTGGCGGTGTAGCGAAGTACGCATATGTAGGAACTGCAACAGCCACACCTAACGATGTAGGCGGAAACGATGAAATCCTTGAAATGACGGTAACAGTTATTCCAAGTACAGCATCAGAGCTTGTTACGGATAAGCTGACTGTCGTTGATAATAACGATGGAACATTCACTGTAACAGTGGTGGGGTAAAAAGCCTATCGGACGAGCAATCGACCGCACCGGTAGGCGAGGATGAACGGTCGATAGCAGAACTTGAAGCAATGAGATAAGCAACAATGGGGCGGTGGAAACACTGCCCCTTGCCAATATAGGCAGAAAGGCAAGGTAAAACATGAAAGTTAAATTAGGTGGAAAAGAATACACAATTCAGTTTGCAACAAGACCATCATTAAAAGCACATATCTTACAGGATATTATGAAGACACAGGACATGGAAGATATTTCTTCTATGGAAGATATTCTTCTTGAAACACTTCCTAAGACACTTCTTGTGGGATTGCAGATGCATCACAATGAGGAATTTGGATATGATTACAAAACAAACGAGGGCTACGATGAGCAGCTTGAGAAGGTGTCTGACATTCTCTATGATGCGATTGATACAAACGAGATTAACTGCATGGATTTATTCGCTGATATGCAGGAGGAAATGATGACAAACGGTTTTTTAGCACAGATGATGGAGTCGATAGCGAAAGCACAGGAGCAGGAGCAGGAGAAGAAAAAGACCCCATCCAAGACAAAGACCAAGAACTAACATGGGAATATTACGTTGCGGAAATCCGTCCGTTTTACCTTGTGGTAACGAAAGGCTACGGATTTTCCATTGATGATATAGATATGATGAATCCAGAGTTGCTTAAGCCTTATGTAGATGCATATAAGGCAGAATGGAAGCAACGCGACATGGAAATGTATATGTGGTTCGGCAGATATGCAACGTCAGCACTTGTGACCGCAATAGACGCGACATTCGGAAAGGGTAATAGTAAGTACGTGAAAGAAACTTGCTATGATTCCATTGAAAAGCAGAATACGGACGATCCAGATGCAGAGATACGAGAAATGCTTAAGGCAGAAGAAGAATGGGCGGCTAAATCAAGACAATCACATTTACCAAAACCAAAGATAGTTTAAGAAAAGAGGTATTGCTATGGCAGTAATTATTGGAAGTGCTAGGCATGATGAACACGGCAACTGTTATTCTGGTGGGAAAGCCGGAGACCAGACCGGACAAGAAGTTTCGATGCAGAAGTTCTATAACCATTCTAAGGGATGGTACGTGCTAAGAGCGAAGGACGATAGGGTTGCGGAGAAGTTAGCCGAAGCTATGAAGATTGCATCTGATAACAAAAATATCGGCTATGACCAATCGGAACGCTACGGAGTCATTAAGCATGGAATCAACACAAAGGTCAAGACGGAATGCGACTGCTCATCACTTGTTCGTGCTTGTATTATCTATGCATCCGGCAAGGATGTGGGAGATTTTAATACATCCAATGAACGACCGGTAATTTTGAAATCCGGTTTGTTTGATGATATGGGTTCTTATCATGCCGGGTTTATTCTTCGCAACGGAGATATTCTTGTGACACGCATAAAAGGGCACACAGTTATTGTTGTAAGCGGCGCGAAGAAAAGCAAAGCCAAGTATTATCCGAAGTATAAGGGAAACTCAAACTCAATCGTTGAAGCGTTAAAAGCGGTTGGGGAAGATGATGTGTCGAAAGAACATCGTGCGGAAATCGCAAAAAAGAACGGATTTTCCAATTTTAAGTTTACGTCAGAGGAAAATTCAAAGATGCTTTCTCTTTTGAAAAAGGGAAAACTGAAAAAGTAATTCAAGGGCGGTAGGGGTCAAATCCTACCGTCTTTTTCTTATGTAGAAAGTTGGTGGATAGATGGAATTAGAGTCTCTTGAAATAAAAATCCAAGCACAGGCACAACAGGCAAGCGGTCAGATAGATGCGCTTGTGACAAGGCTTGGGAGATTATCTTCCGCACTTTCCGGGCTTAACGCTGGAAATCTGAATAGTCTTTCCACAGGGGTAAACCGACTTGCAGGGGCAATGACGACAATGCGTGGAATTGACACACGGACTTTTTCTGCAGTGGCAAGAAATGTGAGCAAATTAGGCTCTATCAACAGCAAACAAATTAATGCCGCGGCTGGTTCTATGCGTCAGATTTCCAATGCATTAAAAGGGATTTCTGGAATGTCAGCATCTGTTAAGGGTCTGACCGATCTTGCATCTGCAATCAAACAGCTTGGTTACCAGAGTTCCACCAAAGCGATTGAAAATATCCCGAAACTTGCCACGGCAATGCGACAGCTTATGTCTGAACTGTCGAAAGCCCCTAGCGTAAGCCGGAATATTATTGACATGACAAATGCATTGGCAAAATTATCACGTACCGGTGGAGCGGCAGGAACAGCGGCAAAGAGTATAACAAGCTCATTTAGCGGATTTAGTTCAAGTGCTTCTGCGGTTACCAAGAAGTCGTTCTCCCTTGCGTCTGCAATCGGAAAAGTGTATGCAACGTATTGGGCTTTATTTCGCGGATTTAGGCTACTTGGAGACGCTATTGATATATCATCCTCACTGACAGAGGTTGAGAACGTTGTAAGGCAGACATTCGGACAGTATGAAAGCTTAATTAACAATTTCGCAAAAACATCAATTGAAAAATTTGGTATGTCTGAATTGTCCGCAAAACAGTTTGCAAGCCGTTTCCAAGCAATGGGAACTGCCCTTGATATTCCACAGGGGAAAATGGCAGATATGTCAATCCGGTTGACAGAATTAGCCGGAGATATGGCTTCGTTCTATGATGTGAGTCAAGAAGATATTGCCAAGAGTCTGCAATCTGTATTTTCCGGTACTACGGCACCTATGCGGCGTTATGGTATCGACTTGACGCAGGCAACGTTGAAAGAGTGGGCGTTAAAGCAAGGACTTGATGCAAACATTTCCTCAATGACGCAGGCTCAAAAAGCCATGTTGCGTTATCAGTATGTGCTTGCGCATACAACCAATATTACCGGAGATTTCGCACGTACAGCAGATACGTGGCATAACCAAATAACAATGCTTAAAGAGAATTTCAAAGCACTTGGAGCGGTTGTTGGTGGTGGTTTAATCAATGCATTTAAGCCATTTATCAAGGTACTCAATGCAGTTCTGCAAAAGGTGATTTCTTTTGCGGAAATGGTAACAAATGCTTTAGGTTCAATCTTCGGATGGAGATATGAAGCAAGCAAAGGGGCAGGAATCAGCGGTCTTGCTGATGATATTGGAAGCGCATCTGACGACATGGACGATTTAAGTAATGCCGCAGGAAACGCAGGGAAAAACACAGGCGGTATCGCAAAGAATGCCAAGAAAGCAAAAAAGGAAATCCAACAGGCAACTCGTGCATTTGATGAATTAAAGGTTATTTCAAAACAGAGTAAAGACAAGGGTTCCGGTTCGGGGAATAAAGGTTCTGGTTCTGGATCTGGTTCAGGTGCTGGTGGTTCTGGTGGTGGAGATATCGGAAAACTGGTTAAGACAGACACAATTTACAAGGATTTCGTAAGCAACATCAAAGACCTTGAAGGACTTGGAAAAGCGATTTCCGGTGCTCTTATCAATGCAATGCGAGGCATCAAGTGGGATGAGGTATACGCCAAAGCGTCCGGCTTTGGTAGTGGACTTGCAAAATTCCTTAATGGACTATTTGAGGGTCAGAAAGGTACAACGCTTTTCGGAGAAACCGGAAAGCTGATAGCTAATTCATTAAACACGGTACTTCATGGTTTAGATTCATTTGGCACAACATTTAATTGGAAACAATTTGGAAATTCAATCGCAGACGGAATCAACAAGTTTTTCCAAAACTTTGACTTTGCATTATTGGCTAAAACACTTAATTCGTGGGCGCAAGGCGCGTTTGATGCAGTTACGACAGCATTAAGTAAAATTTCATGGGAGGATGTTTGGAAAGGCGTCAAGGAGTTTTTAAGCAACTTAGACGTAAAAACAGTTGCAATTATCATCGGTGCGCTGACAATCAAAAAAATCCTTGGATTGCATCTTGCAAAAACCGCACTGGGAATCATAGGAACTTCCATTTCAAAAGCAATTGCCGGTTCTATTGCGACAAAACTCGGAGTAGAAATCGGGGCAAACGCAACAATAGGAGAAGCGCTTTCCACAGGATTGTCAAAAAAAATAAGCGGTCTTGGTACGATTACCGGAAAAATCGGAAAACTGGCGTTGACCGTAGGAACGATTGTTATTACGGCAGAGGCAGGATTGTCACTCGGAAAAGCAATTGGAAATAAGATAGCCGATGCTACACAACCGGAAGAAATGAAAAAGTACCGCGTAGACTTTAAGTTTAGCGACATATTTACCTATTCATTGGATGATTGGAAACAGGGGTTTTCCGATTGGTGGAATGATACATGGGGACCAGGGCTCGCCGCTTGGTGGGAAGATCGAAAGGCAGGAAATACAAAACTTAAAATTCCTTTTACAGATTTTGAACTTCCATCGGACAGCGAAATGAAAAAAGCTGTTTCTGATTGGTGGGGTAAACAAAAGAAAAAGATAGAAAAACGTACAGAAAACGTGATTAAATTCACCGCAGACGTAAAAGATACATCTTCTAAATGGTGGTCTAATGTTAAAAAATGGTGGGGAGAAAAAGTCGGCAAAGTAAAAGAATTTGCTACAGATGTAAAAGACTCCGCTAAAGAATGGTGGAGTAACACTAAGAAATATTGGGGTCAAAAAGTTGGACAAGTCAAGAAATTTACAACCGCAGTCCAGAATGATGCATCTAAGTGGTGGAGCAACACTAAGAAATATTGGGCGGAAAAAGTCGGCAAAGTAAAAGAATTTGCTACAGGCGTTAAAAATAAAGCCGGTGAATGGTGGTCTAATGTTAAAAAATGGTGGGAAAGCACTACGGCAGGAAAAGAGGTAAAGAGATTTACTGTAAACGTCAAGAAAGCCGGTGGAACATGGTGGAAAGATGTAAGCAACGAATGGAAAGAAAAGGTTATCAATGCAGGAAGAACATTGAAAATCGGCATTTCATTTGCCACAAATGCACTAAAGAACCTCTGGTCTAGTGTATCTACATTCTTTAGCGGAAAAACCGTAAATGTAAAAACGAAAGGTTCTACAACAAAGAAAGCTGATGGCGGTGTATTCTCCGGTGGAAGTTGGAAACCGATTAAGAAATACGCAGTCGGTGGATTGCCAAACATGGGGCAGATGTTCGTTGCGAGAGAAGCAGGACCGGAACTTGTTGGAAACCTTGGCGGTCATACGGCGGTTATGAATAACGATCAGATTGTAGCATCTGTTTCAGACGGCGTATACCGAGCGGTAAAAGCGGCTATGGGAAACGGACAGCCTGTGAACGTAACGTTTAAGGTAGAGGCTGATTCAAAAGGAATATTTAAGGTTACGCAAGAAGAAGCGCGCCAATTCTTTAATAGAACCGGCACTGCACCTTATCCGGTATAAATATAATGACTTTTGCCCTTGTGTGTGGTATAATTCAGAAAACTACATACAAGGGTACAAAGTACCGGAAAGGGGTTATTATGAAAAACGTTAAAAGATTTTTTACATTAGTTATTGCGGCGATCCTTATTGTTTCTGTTATCCCTATAATAAATTCGGATGCTAAAACGGATTACTTATCGTCGTTCAAGGTTTCAAAGAAAACAATTTACAAAGGAAACGGAGTGGTCATATCTGTCGACAAGGCAACAAAAGGTAGCAGGTATGTAGATATCACATTCGTTGTAAAGAATAATTCTGACAAAGACTACGATATCGCCGCGCATGAATACGCCATCAACAATCTTATGGCGGGCGGAAGCACTTATATGTCAGATGTTAATGTCCCAAGCGGGAAAAAGGCAAGGTTTACAGTATCCATCAATAAAGAGTGGTTCAAAAATAATGGAATAAAAACATTTAAGAAATTTGATGTTTTGTTTTGGGGATACGGGGAAAGCATGAAAGAATGGGAATCCCCAAAGGTTTCTTTTTCTACGAACAAGGATAATGGGAAAGGATATTTCAAGCCGAAAAAAGCGGCGAAAGTATCTGACGAAAACATAGACATTGGATATATCTCAAAAAAATCAGATAAGTATAAGTTTTATGTTAAAAACAAGACTGAAAGAGAGAGAAGATGGACTGTTGAGAATTGTTCAGTAAATGGATGGTCGTTTGATCTTGGTTCTGCAAAATATGATTTATATAGCGAGCCTATATTAAATGGATGTTATGCAGTATTTGAAATTCCGGTGGACAAGGATTTCAAGAGCGAAAACTCCATCAAAAAAATAAAAGAAATTGAATTTGATATTGAATTTGAGGGTGGATTCGATGATGATTACAATAATATCGAAGAAATAAAATCCGATAAGATAAAGATTAAACTTTAAAAATACTTAAGCCGTGGAAACACGGCTTATTTTAATTCAAAAGCTGATTGACACAAAATCAAAAATAGTCTATCCTTATTACTAAGGAAACAACCTTATCCGTGAAGATGCGGATTACTTACTCGAACGCCATACTGTACGAAAGAGGAAACCAATGTGATTTCACAAGAGGTTTCCTCTTTTTTATTCAGATGAAATGTATGGAGGTAGACACGAATGAAAAAATCACAACTTATGCTTAAGATTCAAAACAGCATTGAGGTATTTGAGAATCCAATATTCGGGCAGATCAGAATGGTCATGGTCGATGATGAACCGATGTTTTGCCTTATTGATGTTTGCAGGGCATTGGAAATTAAAAATGCCACAGACGTAGCAAAAAGACTTGATGAAGATGAACTGACTAGATTAAATCTAGGCGGTCGTGCAGGAGAATCAAATTTCATTACAGAGAGCGGCTTATATGCAGTTATCGTTCGGAGCGATAAACCGAACGCAAAGAAGTTTCGCAAGTGGGTTACATCAGATGTTCTCCCTACAATCCGTAAAACAGGTGGGTATGTCAATAATGATGAATTATTTATTTCCACTTACCTGCCATATGCAGATGAAAACACTAAGCTGATATTTTCACAGACATTAAAAACTGTTAGAGAGCAGAACGAAACCATTAAAAGGCAGAAGAAAGAAATCATTCATAAGGAAGATGTTATTATCGGACTCGTTGATGATATTGACTTGGCGACCAAGAGACAGCGGATAACGCAGATTGTCCGTTTCGGTGCCGATGGAAAGTATCAAGAACGCTATTTGTTGCTTTATGGAGAATTTGAAAGGAAATATCACTGCAACCTTAAATCAAGGATGGAAGGTTGCACACTCAAACCAAAAGTAAGAAACAAGATGGATTATATCGACAGGGAAATGGGAATGATTCCGCAGTTGTACGAAATCGCTTGCAAACTTTTTGAAAACGATGTAGAAAAGCTGAAATCTGAATGGGAATCAGTAGTAGCTTAAAATTTAATCAAATGGATAGCATCTACCAACACGGTAGGTGCTATTTTTATGCCCATTTTAGGAGGTAAACGATGGGATATGGCGGGTATTTAGTAAAGTTTGGCAATTATACCATACCGAACAGTTTAATAAAGCAGGACACGTTTAGTTCCTATGTGAACATGCAGGACAAAGACCCATGGACGGATGAAAACGGATATGAGCATCGTGATGCCGTGGAACTGAAAGCCCTAAAGGTTGAGTTTGAAACCAAAGCCATGCTGACTGAAAAACAGTTTGATGATTTTTGGAAGAATATCGAGAAGAACTATACCAAGGCAAAGGAGCGCGGTGGCTATATCACGGCGTACGTGCCGGAGAAACGCGGATATGTGACACAGTACGGATATATCGCTGATATTCAGCCTACGTTCTATTCTGTGGCACATGGGAAGATAAAATATGACGCAATCAAATTTTCGTTTGTAGGTGGTGTATATGATAAATAGCAGTTTGAAAGAAAAGTATTGGGATTCCTCGACAGATAAGCAGATGGTCATATCTGTTGTTGGAACGAATCAGAAAATAGACAATTCGATGCTTGAAATCGGTACGTTTGCACTTGAAGAAAGTCTTTGTTCGGAGTCTGAATTAAAGTTTGGAGCGTGCGAAGCGAATTGCGTAAAATTCACAGCACGAAACACCGCAGGAAGCATTATTGGAAAGACAATCTCTATTGAAGAAACGATTGACGGAGATAGCCAAAATCCGATGCCATACGGAGTTTTTAAGGTTGCATCCGATGTTCCTACGGCTGACCGTACAAAACGGCAGATTACGGCATATGACGCTATGTATGACATTATCAATACGGATGTAAAGTCTTGGTATGCAGGACTTAGCTTTCCAATGACGCTTAAGCAGTTCCGCGATAGCTTTTTTGAACATCTTGGAATTGCGCAAGTTGAAACAAGCCTTGTCAACGATTCCATGACAGTAAACAAAACGCTGGTAACTACACAGACGGACGATTCAAGCGCAGTAACAGAAGAGTCTAGCATAAGCGGAAAAACCGTTGTAACGGCAATATGCGAGATCAATGGATGCTTTGGAAATATCAACCGAGAGGGCAAGTTTGAGTATGTCTTTCTGAAAGCAATCACAAGCGCACTTTATCCGGCAGAAGATTTGTTCCCGTCTGACAATTTGTTTCCGTCTGATGCAAACACAGAGTCCATGACCGGACACTACATCACGTTTGATTATGAGGACTTCCAAAGTAAGGCAATCACGCAGCTAGAAATCAAGACAAGCGAAGATAATGCCGGTGCTATTGTTGGAACTGCCGGGAACAACTATTCGATTACAGGAAACTTTCTTGTATCAGATAAGACCGGAACAGAATTAGAGCAGATTGCAAACAACATCCTGCCAGTGATGAAGCAGGCAGAGTACATCCCGATCAAAAGCTGTACGTGCGTCGGAAATCCATGTCTGACACTTGGCGAACCAATCCGATTCAATACCACAAGAGAAATTGTTGAAACGTATCTATTGCAACGCACCCTAACCGGTGTGCAGAGCAAGAGAGATTCAATCTCGGCACAGGGTACGCAGACACACTCTGCAAAGGTTAATTCGATCAGAGACACGATTGAAAGTGTGGAAAGGCGTACCGGAAAGTTAGAGAGGAACGCAGACCATCTTCAATCCACTTATGAGGATTTAGAAGAACAGACAAATACCAAGTTTGAGCAGACCGCAAAAAGCATTTTAGCAGAAGTTGATCGTGCACAAAAAGCGGAAGGGCAATTAGACGCATCATTGGAATTGAAGTTAGGCAGAGATGAGAACGACCAGGTTATTTCGATGATTAATGCAAGTGCCGACCAAATTGTGTTGCGAGGAAACCGATTAATTGTAGAATGTAACAACTTTGAACTAGACGGTAGCGGACGAGTACATATAATAGAATCTCTGCTTTTTGACAGTGGTGAGGTATCTGGTGTAGAGATATTAGGACATGATGGAAGAAATAATGCATTATTGCAGAATGTTAAGTTGGACTTGTCATCTGTTACTGATGCAAACGGGGAAAACTTGGCGACAGAAAGTTATGTTGACGGTTCGCTGAGTGGCTACGCGACCAAAAACGAACTGCCAAGTGGGTATTTTACAGATGTAGATTATACACTTAATGATAGCTCTACAACCAAGTATTCGCCCAGACACTTTAATAAAGTGTCTGATTTTGGTTCGAGGGAAAGTACCTTGGATATCGAGGGTCTTTTGATTTCTATTCCGAGTTCCGACAAAAGATTGAAAAATAATATACAATCATTAAGGGATATTAAAAGCGTGTATATGGCAATGTGCCCGGTTGAATACACATGGAAATCCGGATACATCACGCAGCACAAAGGCTTGCAGTTTGGTTTAATTGCGCAGGATTTAGAGAAGATTTTGCAGGATGCCGGATTGTCCGATAGCGGACTTGTACTAAAAGAAGATGCCGAAGAGGATGAAAAAGCAATTCACGGAGATTTAAAGACATGGAAAATCGACAAGGAAAATCTCCATGCAATGCACATACAGATGATCCAGATGCAGCAGAAAGAAATCGAACTTTTGCAGCAGAAAAACGAAGATCTGGAACGCAGATTATCAGCGTTAGAAAGGAGTGTGAGCCATGCAGAAAATATATAGTCGTATCAACTGGGAGAATTTTCCAAGTGAAAAAACAGCGGTAAATGAATCCAATCTTAATAAGATGGACTTGGCGATTGACAATCTGGATGATCGTGTGGTTGCTATGGATGCGTCTAAAGTTGACTTGACCAAAGCTAACGAACTTGTAAAGGAAATCCTTTGGGATGAATCCAACGGAACGCTGACGGTGGTTAAGATGAATGGTTCCAAGGCTGTGATTGACACAAAATTGGAAAAGTTGGCGGTCAACTTTAAGTACAATCCGCAAACACAACAATTAGTAATCACGCTGGACGATGGCACAACGCAGAATGTTGATTTGTCCGCTCTGATCACGCAGTATGAATTTATAGATAGCAATACCATTGCATTTGAAATTAGCAGTGACGGTAAGGTGTCCGCAATCGTGAAAGAGGGAAGTATCCAAGAAAAGCATCTGCGCCCAGATTATCTTGCAGATATTAAAGTGGAATCTGCCAAGGCAATAGCATCTGCCAAAAGCGCAGGGGTGTCCGAAACCAACGCGGCAAAATCTGCCACAGACGCAAAGGACAGCGCAGACCGGGTACAGGGAATCGAAAACGAGATTAACAAGAAACTCACAATGACAGAATTTGATGTGAATGAGGATGGAGAGTTGATTTACACGGACAATTCCGCTTATAACTTTGTTGTTGACAATGACGGAAATTTGAATTGGGAGGTGGCTTAAATGGCTATAGCAGGAAGAGTAGCAATTGTGCCAAAAGGTGATTGGATCGCAGGTGCTACATATAAGAGATTGGATGCAGTAACTCATAATAACACATTGTATTTTGCAAAAAAGAATGTTCCGGCAGGAACGGTAACAAGCAATACGGAATATTGGTCTAAGTCTATTGCGGGCGGAGCTAGTGCGATTGCAACAACAGAGGATGCCGGAGTTGTAAAGCCGGACGGAAAAAGCATGAGCGTAGATGAAAGTGGAACGCTTAGTATTAACTTGGATGGCACCACAATTACATTGGACGAAGCGAAAAATGTCATAAAGCTGGCAGATACACTAAAAGAAAAGATCGGAAGCGCACTGCAACCGGAAAGTATCGTAAATAACCAGGTAACAACAGAAACCGGGTATGCGCTAGACGCTAGACAGGCTAATCCAAATCTGGACGGTACACTGGCTAAACAGTTAAGTGACATTATACATGGTCTGGTACAAATTCACAACCCGGTGTTAGATTTAAACGATTTCTTTACCGGAATTGGTATTTTTAATCAAGAGGTTAGCAATATGCCTGCCAAGGAATGGATTCTTGTAATTTCTGCCGGACCACATGGTACAAGATTGCAAATTGCTTGGACATTATTTGGCGCTAGTAATTATTATCGTCATGAGGCTTCTGGTTCTTGGGGAGAATGGACAAAAATAAACGATTTGTCTGACAGTTTAAAGTATAGTCCAGAAATAAAATTAGATACTGGGATATATTTTGGATATTTTGGTCATATTGGTTCTATTAGGTTTTCAAGTGCGAATATATCAAACGGACAAAAGATACATCTTCCAGATGGAATAACGGACATATTAGGAACTGGCTTCACGATTTCTAAAGGTTCAAACAGTATATACGTAATAAGTGTCGGTGATTCCAATATACAGATTCGAGATAATAATTGGAATGTTGTACAGTCTATTGAAGATATTCGTGGCGGTTTTGTTGTTAACGTTGTCTATTAAAAATTATGCTCTAATATAGACGTAATTTAATAGCAGCGATTAAATATAAACGTTCGAACGTAACTAAACCAATTCACACATAGAAAGGAAAGAATATGGATAAGATTATTTTAACAAACAAAACAGAGTTTGAGATCGCTGATGGAGCTAGTCTCGGAAATATTAAGATCAAGGTTGAGAACTTCGATGCCATTAAGACTATCACAGATGCTTTTACAGAGAACAACTTGAAGGAAGTTGCTTTCACTCATAACGATAGGATGTCTGGAAGCTACACCGATCTGAAACCAGACGGGTTTACTTATACCAAGAATATCGGAGAGGACGGGAAAGAAGACGGTACATATACCGTAACGGTCAGCTTGAGGACTAAGACAGAGATGGAGAAAGCAATCGATGAGTTGAAAGCCGGACATGAGGCAAATGCAGAAGCAATCGAAGAACTGGCAAGCATTACCGCAGAAAGTGAGGTGAAGCATAATGGTTAAATTCTACGTGAGACGTATTCTTGTAGATAAGAAAATGACGATTGATGAAGTGCCGATGCGTTGGCGCGCAAAAGTGCAAGAAGAGATCGAGAAACAGCTTTCCGCTTCTCTGCAATGACATTTCTTGTCGAAATTTGCGACCGAAAAATGTTGAAATCATGCATATTGTAGTGATACTATGGACTTGTCCGAAAGGACACTTCAAGTTCTGGTGGGGGCAAGGCTTGGCATTGGCTTTGTCCCCAAGTTGTTATTGACTATGCCGAACACGCGTTCTATAATGGGGTATATCAATAGGAGGGGTTGCAAATGGATTACAAAAAGAAGATAATAGAATTGATTGATAAGATTGAAGACCGGAAGGTCTTACGTTGTATTTATATTATTGTATCAAATATCGTAAAGGAGTTCTGTAAATGAAAAATTCAAAACTTGAAATCAGATCCATTAATGAAGACAGTATTTTTTGCGAAGTTCTTATTGACGGTCATGTGATTCATGGTGTTCGTAGCGTTCGATTTGAAAAGAAGGCTATGGAAATGCCGGTTGTTCACCTTGATTTTAATTGCATCAATATGTCAATAGACTCTCCGTTTGTTACAAGATTAGAAGGAAATGACGGAGAGAGCGAGATTGAGATTAAATTTAAGAATCAAGACCACGCCATATAGGGCAATCGTTTCTTTCGCAATGATACGTTGTGTCGCTATAACCGCAACGTATCTTGCCTTTTGCGTATACAATTCCTTCATTGTTCTTGTACGGAACTTGGTCAATTTCTATTGTTACATTTTTATTTACCAATTCACAAAATCCATATTCTTTTATAAACATAATTATTCCTCACTTAATAGGTTTATCAATTCAATAACGTGTTTCTTTTTAGCGTCTGATAAGTTGAAATATTTCTTTAATGAGCAGGTCAATTCTTCGTCCTTCATTAATTTTGCTGACATATTTGCATATTTTTCCAATCTGTCTTCTTTACCATTTACGAGATAGTCAAGAGAAACACCAAAATATTCAGCTATTGCATTTACTTTGTCCACATTTGGATGATCCAGCTTGCTCAAATATCCCTTTGCAAATCCGCAATACTCCTCTAATTGGTAGCTTTTTACACCGTTTTCATCGCACAATTCTTTAACTCTTTCTTTTAATGTCATTTGATTTTCTCCACAAAATAAAATTCTGAAAAAATCGCAAAAATAATTATTGACATTCTGAATATATCGCGTATAATATACTTAAAGGTTCTGAAAAAATCGCAACAAAATAGCGACATTCGCATGCCGTAATTAATTTCTATGATTTTTGCTCGCAACTCAAATTATAGAATATTTTCAGAGAATAGTCAACATATATGTGCGATTTTTTCAGAACTTAAAGAAAAGGAAGGGAGGTTTTAACTTGTACGAAAAAATCAAACGGTTCAGTAAGGAAAAGGGAATTCCAATCAGAAAACTAGAAATGATGGCTAATATTTCGCAGGGCAGTATTTGCAAATGGGGAGAGATTAGCCCTTCGTTTGACAAAGTTGTAAGGGTTTCCGAAATACTAGGAATTGATGTAGCCGAGTTAATTGATCGCAAAGAATAAAGATTTTGAGCAGAAAGGAGAGGAAGAAATGAAAGAAATTAAATCCGTAAATGATTTGGTTGTTGTTCCGGTTTCTTATTTTAATGGAATGGAAAAGGAATTGCAGAAGATTTTAAACAAAGTGGATATTCACGATATGGATGTCATGGAGCAGGTTCTCCATATGCGGAAGTGGCTGAAAACCAAAACCGTATATGAAGAAACAAAGAGATTATATCCTAATCTCCGTTTGGAAAATATTCATTTGCTTTTACCACAAGAAGAAGAGAGTTCTTGTGAGTGTACTGATAAAACAGACAGTGAATAGATTCTGCTGTTGTGTCGCATAGCGGATTGCCAAACGTTTCAGGAACATTTAGTTCCCAACAGAAATTATTTATATTTGCGAACGTTATTTCATTTTCGGCTAATATCTTTGCCATCTTTTCTCGGTCGCAGGATATTGTAGAAAAATCGCAAAACAAAAAGTATTTCAAATTGCATCGCCTCCCTTATTTGATGATAAGGGAATTATACCACAGAAAGGAGTGAAAATATGGATAATTTAGTACACATTGGAAATGCAGATATTTCCATCAAAGAGTACAAAGGCAAGCGAGTGGTCACGTTTAAGGACATTGACATGGCACATGAAAGACCGGACGGAACAGCAAGAAAAAGATTTTCTGACAACAGAAAACATTTTGTTGAGGGAGAAGATTATTTCGTTTTGAAACCGTCAGACCTTGAAAATTCTGGGATGTCCGAATTTCGGACATCTGGAATAACAGAGGTAAATCCAAGAGGAACGGCATTCATTACCGAACAGGGCTATTTGATGTTGGTCAAGTCATTCACGGATGATTTGGCATGGGAAGTACAAAGAAAACTAGTTTCTTCCTATTTTAATGTACATCAAAGTGTCAACGACCAATTATCTCCAGAATTGCAAGCATTGCAAGGACTTCTTAATCAGATGGTTCAAAAAGAACTTGCTGACAAGGAGAGAGACAGACAGATTGCTAAGGCACAGGACACAGCGCAGAAAGCCATTGAGACAACTGAACATATCAAAGAAGCGGTGAAACCGGTATTTGATAATTGGAGAAATGAAATCAATGCCAAGTTTAACCGGATTCAGAGAAATGCAGATTGTCAATTCAATGTATTGAGGACTGAAATGTATTCAGAACTTGAACACCGTGCCGGATGCGACTTGAATAGAAGAATCAGAAACAGACGTGAGCGCATGGCAGAAAGCGGATGCACGAAAACAGAAATCAGCGCATTGAACAAAATGGACATTATTGAGGATGATAAGAAATTGCGTGAAATCTTTTCGAAAATCGTAGCAGAGTATGAAATCAGATATTGCGCATGAAAGGAAGTGATTGTATGAGCGAAAAAGAAAAGCGAGTTGTCGAAAAACTTCGTGATGCCATTCCGAATATGACAGATTTTCAGAAAGGATATGTCCTTGGAATGGTAGAGAGTTCTGCTTCGAAACATAGTGAGCAGGGCGAGGAAAACGAAACACATAATGGAAGGGAGAATTGAAATGAGCAATTTTGAATTTCAGAAAGTTAATTCAAGGGTAATTCGTAGCGGTGACAACTATTTGGCAAAGGTTGACTCTGCGGAAAGTTTTTCAAGCATTTTCGTTGACGAGGAAACAACATATGGAGTTTCTGTAAGAGATGCACAGATACAGACGGGAGATTCGACTTACACACATGCAATGGCTTTTACATATTCCATGGAAGATGGTTCTGTGCGTTTTATAGATATTGTTGTATGTCCGTTACTCGGAACGTTTGTTTCTGACTGGTACTAAATTATAAAGTGGCAGAAAGGGGAATGAATGAAAAAAATAATCCAATTCATCATAGGTGCGGTTGCAATGGAGTATTCCTTGGTTGCCGCGTGCTATATGGATAGTGAGGGCGCGGCCGGGAATATGTCGGCTATTAAATTCGTAGTAGGGGCAGTAATTGCTGCAATCATGTATTACTGGTCGGAAGTAGACCGGAAGAGAGCCGAACTTGACAAGCGAATTAAGAGAAAACGCAGAATGAGAGAGGATGCATGGTAGGCGTTGTGTATATAAGTGGCACGAGATGTTCCACGAAAGAAAAGCGTATGCTTGCTGAACTTTTGGCAGGGAAACGAAAGAAACAGAATGATAAAGATAATTTTGAAAAGGTTCTTGACAGAGAAATGGGAAGGAGAAGCAATGGAGAACAAAATAACGTTGATCGGTGATGTTGTATCAGCACCAAGGGAAAGCCATAAATCAAACGGTAAGATTTTTTATAAATTTTTCATCGGAGTTGAAAGAAGAAGTGGGGTTGCAGATATACTTCCGGTACTGTTTGATGAAGAAATCAGCGATACAGGAATCAGCGGAACGGTATGCGTCAATGGGAAGATAATTACCCGGCACGTAAAAACAGGGTCTGGAAAAGCCATTCTTATGTATGTTATGGCTGATACAATCACAAAACCAGAGGATGATAGCCCTTTGAATGAAGTAAGCCTTGATGGAATTATCGAGGAAAAGCATCTTAGAGAAACACCACTTGGCCGTAAAATCTGTGATGTGAAACTCAAAAACGTAAGAGAAAACGGAAAAGAGGATTTGATTACTTGTATCGCATGGGGAAAGTGTGCAGAATATACAGACTCACTTGCTTTAGGCGATAAGGTAAGCACGTACGGCAGATTGCAGAGCCGGAGATACAAGAAAACGTGTAAAGATGGTCACGTTGTGGAAAAAGTTACATATGAGTTATCAATAAAAGGAATCGTGTGGGTGTAACATGGGGAAGAAAAATTATGTTTATGTTCCAAAAGAAGAGTATGAAGAACTGATTGAGTGCAAGTTACATATCAACATGTTGCACGAATACATTACAAAAGAACATGAAGATAATATCAGATTGCGCGGATGCAAACAGGACACAACAGATATGCTGACAATCGAAACTTTGAGCGGATATATGGAGAACGAAAAGCATTTCGATAGACTGAAAAGAGAATTTAAAGAAAGGGTGAGACAAAAATGCGAATGATTTTAAAATCGTTACATATGGAGAATTTCAAGGGAATTAAGAGTCTTGATGTGAATTTCTCTAATAAGACAAGTATTAAAGGACAGAATGCAGCAGGAAAGACCACGATTTTTGATGCGTTTACATGGTTGCTTTTTAACAAGAACAGTGCAGGCGAGGAAAAATTCAATGTCAGACCATTGGATAAGGACGGAAAGCGCATTGATAACGTGGAAATCAAGGTTGTTGGTGTTATTGATGTAGATGGCAAGGAAGTGGAACTTTCCAAGGTTCAGAAACAGAATTGGGTTAAGAAGCGTGGAACTAATACGGTATCATTGCAGGGAAACCCAAATTCTTATGAGATTGACGGTTATCCGAAAAGTGAAGCTGAATTTAAGGCTTATGTTTCCGGCTTGGCACAGAGTGAGGAAATGTTTAAGATGACGACCAATCCGCAGTATTTTTCTTCTTTGAAATGGAAAGACCAGAGAGACATTCTGATGAAACTTGTTGCAGAGGTTTCAGATGTGGAACTTGCACAGACAGATGCCAAGTATGCACCATTGATTGATGAATTGGAGAAAGCACCGTCTACAGACGATATTCGTGCCAAGTTTTCCAAGGCATTATCTGAATGGAAGAAGAAACAGGCTGAAATTCCAGTTCGTATTGACGAAGCCGAGAAATCCAAGGTTGATGTTGATGTGGCAGAGCAGGAGTTGTTGAAAGCCGATTTAGAGAGAAAGATTGAAGCACTTGAAGATTTAATTGGGAAATCATCTGATGTGCGGATTGATGAAATGCGCAGCGAAGAAATGCATTGTCAGTTTGAAATGTCAGCTATTGCACAGACCATGAATAACGAACTTTCAAGCAAGAAGCGTGAGATTGAAAAACACAAATACGAACATGAGGAAAAGTTGGAAGATATTCGATTCTCTATCGAAAATGCGCAGAACTCTGTTGATAGCAATAAAAGAACAATTTCTGAACAGACTCTTAAGAAAGCTGAACTTGCGAAAAAGTATAAAGAGGAAAAGGAAAAGAAGTTTGACGATTCAAAGTGGGTATTTGACGAATCCACAACGGTTTGCTCGTTATGCGGACAAAGATTGCAGGAAGATAAAATAGAGTCTTTAAGAGCCGATTTTTCGCAGAGGAAGGCAGATGCAATCGAGATATTTAATGAAGAGCACGCGAAAACGCTTGCCATGATTGTTGACGATGGAAATGCGTGTGCTGAAATGATTAAGAAGCTGACCGAGAATAACAAAGAATTAGAAAACACAATCAACACCTTGAAACTGCATGAAGCGGAAGAAATTGATATTATCAATGGATTTGGCGAACAGATTTCTAAGATCCAGTCTTGTGCTGATTATATGCAGAATGCGGAATATGCCAAGTTAAAGGCTAAACAGGATAAATTACTTGCTGATATTGCAGAGTTAGAATCCAAGGGCACAGATAAGATTGTTGAGGACGCAAAAGCCGATAAAGCAAAATTAAAGAGTCAGCTTGATGAAGTAAATAAGATTATCGCACAGGCGGCTAACAACGTTATGATTGATGATCGTATCGAAACGCTTCGTGACGAGCAGAAAGAAATCGGGCAGAAAGTTGCCGACCAGGAGCAGATGCTGTACCTCTTGGAAGAGTTCATTCGTTTCAAGCTGAATAAGGTTTCTGAATCCATCAATAGTCATTTCAAGACAGTAAACTTCAAGTTGTTTGAAATGCAGTTAAATGGCGGTATGAAAGACTGCTGTGAGTGTACTGTGAATGGCGTACCGTATTCAACTTTGAATAGTGGTCACAGAATCGTAGCCGGACTCGATATTATCCGCTCATTGAGCGAGTTATACGGTGTGAGCGTGCCTATTTTCGTTGATAACGCAGAATCGCTGAATGAATTTAATGTGCCGGATATGGATGCGCAGTTAATTCTTTTGAGCGTTTCCGAGGACAAGCAGTTGAAAGTCGAGGGAGTGTAAATGTCGAGAATAGGAATCGGAAACAATGCCACTCAACCGGATGCACGGTGTATGTCATGCAAGCGTTGGAAGAGCGCAACCAAGAGAGGATTCTTTGATTTTGCAGAATCCGGACATTGTTCTCTTCCGTATTGCGAAAAAGACGCGAGGAATAAAGGAAAGAGAGGTCGTGTACATGGATGATATTGAAAAATTGAAGGCTGAAAACTCAGATTTGCGAACAAGGGTAAATGACCTTGAGCGTAATAAATATAGCCATATAGAAAAACTTAGAAAAGTCTCAGAAACAAACGAAAGACTTTTGCGTATTCTTGAAAATTTGTCAAATGGATATGTGAAAAAGGAGAGGTAATTATGCAGTATATCAAAGCAAAATACCCAAACAGCACACGCAGTTACATCTTTAAGACCGAGGATTCCGTAAAAGCCGGTGACACGGTTGTAAATGCTAAGTGTGCAAAGCTGGCAGTTACAGATGAAATCGTGGATATGAAGTGGGTGGAGACCTACGGTGCTGATAAGGTGGCGGTTGTGAAAAAGTATGAAGAGCCGGTAGATGCCGGAGAAAGCGAGGAATAAATAATTATGGCAGAAGCAAAGAAACAGGAAGTAGCAGTTAAGCAGGAAATGAATACAAGGCTTTCGTTCTACGCAAACCAGTACACCGGACTTATGGAGCGAGATTTCGAGGAACATGGTCTTGTATTTGATGATTATTCAAAACAGTGCGTTATGGCATCAATGAGTGCGATTTACAACCTTGTTACATCAAATAAGGCAGCTATGGAAAATCTGAATGGTTCTAATTTGCGGCAGGTTATCGGGCAGGTTTCCAGCCTTAAACTTAATGCAAATGCAGTACCGAGAGAGTGTTATTTCCAGTTAAGAAATAAGCAGGATGCCAATGGAAATTGGTATAAAGAGGTTGAGATGGGAATCGAGGGAGACGGAAACGATGCACTTCTTCGCAACTTCGGCGTTGGCGTTAAAAAAGTCTATCCGGTATGGCTTGTGAAAGAAGGAGATGAATTTACATACCCGAAACATAAAGGCGTTGAGATTACACCACCGGAATGGGAAGAAAAGGGATTGTCACAGAAAGTAATCCGTGTCGTTTACCCGGTCGAGATGGACGGTGGAAAGATTGAATACATGATTGCGGAACGTGAAGGTGTAAAAGGAAACCTTTTGGCTCATGTGCGCAACAATCTTTTGAATGAAACGTTTGGAATTTGCGAGAATAAGCGCAAGGCAACCGACAAGCAAAAGGCTGAAATTAAGGCTAAAAAGGACGAGATTATCAGTGCACTTCTCGGATGCAAGACATTGGAAGAAATGCTTGCTTGTGAAGTGGCAAGACCTTATATGAGCGCGGCGTGGAGAGAAACTTCCGAAGCTATGATTGTCCGTAAGATGCGTAATAATGCAATCAAGAAACACCCGAAAGACCTTAACGATATGGCTACACAGTCACTTATACAGATGGATGAAACATATCAGCAGACGCAGGAAGAAATTGCCGAGAATGCCAATTCCGAGCCATTTGTTGTAGCAGAATCCGAAGCGAGCGACAGTGCAGCAGTTGAGCCGGAGAAAGCCGTTGAGAATGACGAGAACGTACCGGACTTTATGAAAGATTAGGGAGGTTGCTATGAGAGTAATTTCACAGGACGGAACGCTTGATATGCCATATGAAGAGGTGATTATTCAGAGATTTCAGAGAGATATCTACTTTCTGAATAAGAACCTTGTCGGGGTAGAACAACTTGTTAGTGATATGGTTATTGCTAAATACTCCACCGAAGAAAAGGAAAAGAAAGCCATGAAAATGCTTAGAATTGCGTATGAAAATAATGTGTTTTATCATTGCACAGCTGGTTCAAAGTGTTTTGAAGAAGTACGGAGTATTTTGAGCGAGGAACAATTTCAGAAAGCTACAACAGAATATTTTCAGTTCCCGGCAGAGGAAGAATTGGAGTAGGGTATGGAAAAACATACAATGTCAGACTTATATCAGATGCAGTCACTTCCACTTTCTGCAAAAATAAGCATGACTGCACGTAGAATAAATGAATGGGTCAATGAATTTGGCGAAGATGGAGTGTATCTGTCATTTAGCGGTGGTAAGGATAGCACAGTTTTAGGACACATAATCAGAGAGGTTTGCGGATATAAAAATATTCCTTTTGTGCTCGTAGATGTTCCGACACAATATCCAGAGTTAAAGAAGTTTGCACAGACATTTGATAATCTTGTGATTTTAAAACCTAAGATTTCATTTGCAGAAGTTTGTGAAAAGTATGGATTTCCGATGATTGGCAAGGAAGTGTCAAATTGCGTAAGCGGTGCGAGAAAATATGTTAAATACCTTGACAGTCAAAAATCTAAAAACACAATCTTAAAGACAGACAATTCCGTATGCTCGCTATATGGCAGACCTGTTAGGAATAGACAGGAGAATAAACAAGCAGAACGAACAGTACAAGAGTTTGCAGATGGGGGTTATCCCTAGCGGTTCAGAATATAGGTTACGCAGACTGAATGGAGAACTGACAGATAGTAAAGGCAATTATAGTCAGTTTAATCAAGAAAAATATAAGTTCTTTCTTGATGCACCATTTGAAATAAGCGACTTATGTTGTGACATAATGAAGAAAAAGCCTGCACACGACTACGAAAAGGAAACGGGTAGAAAACCAATAATGGCAACTATGGCAAGCGAAAGCGTTATGCGTACACAAAAATGGCTACAGGACGGCTGTAATGCTTTTAATGTCACAAGACCACACAGCAACCCTATGGCGTTTTGGACTGACCAAGATGTGTTACTTTATATCAAAGAGAATGCGAAACGCATGATTGAAGTCAGGATGAGCGATGACAAGATGTTTTACGGAAATAGGATTGTATACAAGAAAACGGGAGCGAGTGTCGAAAATACCGAATTTTATTTTCCAATATGTTCTGTTTATGGCGATGTGGTCACAGATTATGAAGCTATGGGACAATGTGAGAATCAGATGTCGTTTGCGGATTTTGGGATTTTTGACAAAGAAAGACCATTGCTGAAAACAACAGGATGCCAAAGAACAGGTTGTGTACTGTGCGGATTTGGATGTCACTTAGAGAAAGAAAGCAGATTTTTAAGGCTGAAAGAAACACACCCTAAATTCCATAATCTGCTATATATCTTGAAAAACAATGGCGTGACATACGCAGAAGCTATTGATTGGGTTAATGAACACGGAAATATGAATATTAAGTATTAAGAAAGTGAGGTGGTTTAATGTTCATGAGATGTTGCGGATCAGGATCATCGGGTAACTCATATGCTTTAATTGCAGATAACGGAGAAATCCTTGCTATTGAAGCCGGATGCAAATTTCTTGATTTCAAAAAGATGATCGATTGGAAAATCTCTGATGTGGCTGGTTGCATTGTGAGCCACGAGCACGGAGACCATGCACGTTACATAAAAGATTTCATGAAATTCGGCATTCCGGTTTATACGGCATTTGAAACACAGACCGCACTTGAAACCATAACCGGAGAACGTGCAATAGCCATTCCACCACGCAGAACGCGGCAAATCGGCAGTTTTACGGTAGTTCCCTTCAATGTACCGCATGATACAGAAATCGAGTGCTACGGCTATTTAATCAAGCATGAGGAAATGGGACAGTTATTGTTCATGACAGACTTGGAATATTGCAAGTACAATTTCTCGAAGCTGAACATTGAGCATATCATGGTCGAAGCCAATTATAGCATGGACTTGGTAGATCGGAATGAACCGAACTATGAACACCGTTTACGAGGTCATATGAGCCTTGATACAACACTTAAATTTATTCAGACAAACGACAACCCAGCTTTACGAAATGTCGTTTTAATACACTTATCGGACACAAGCGGAGATCCCGCGTTATTCCTACAACGAACGAAAGAAATAATTGAATATGGAGCAAATGTTTATGTTGCAGACAAAGGGTTAGAGGTTGATATGAACCTTTGTCCGTTTTGAAAGGAGAAAAGATGAAATTATACATTTACAGATTTTGGGGCGATAAATTTTCTTGTAGAGAGGTAGATGTAGAAGAAAAGCCAAAAACGTATATCATTACTGAAAAATCCGAATTTGGATATAAAGGGCAGAGAATCCGCAAGGACGAAATTGGTGCGTTAAGCGGTTACAACAGGGATACGGTCATTCTGACGGAGAAAGACAAGAAAAAAGCTGTTGAAATGCTTATTAACAGGCAGAGCACTATTGTTGAGAGTTGCCGAGTACGTCTTGAAAAAGAAGAGAAAGCCCTTGAAACTATCAAAGCGGAACTTGAAAAAGAATAATTAGGTTGAAACACCTTGGCGAAAGCCTAAAAGAAACTGTCTTGTTTGGCGAATAGTTATCACAAACCTTATTGAAAGCCATGTTTTGGCGGTGCGCTTACCGTGCCGCCCTTACAAAAGATTGGAGGTAAAAATTGAAATTATGTGAATACTGTATGGCTGAATTTGAGCCGAAGCGACCAGATCAAAAATACTGTAGACCAAAATGCGCCAAAAGATTTGCGCAGTTTAGAAATTTTAAAAAGGCTGGAAGAACTGTGTATACAAGAATATGCCCGAAATGCGGTAGGTTGTTTATGACGATAGATGAACGCAAAGTTGATTGCCAAGACTGCATCGGCATTGACATTAAAGAACGATTGAGAAAGCCAAAGAAAAAGGATGATGCAATCAAGGCTGTGAATCATATGGCACGCGCTTCTGGCATGAGTTACGGAAAGTTTGTGGCTCAAATGAGCATGGAACCATTGGAGAGGAAGTGATTGGATGGGATATAAACACGGATTATCAAATAAATGTGGTAGATTGTACCCTCTGTGGAAAAGTATTAAATACCGTTGCTATTGCAAAACTTCTCGAGACTATAAAAATTACGGTGGAAGAGGGATTGTAATGTGTGATGAATGGAAGAATGATTTTCTAAGTTTCCACGATTGGGCGATCGCAAACGGGTATAAAGAGGAAAAGACTGATAAGGGATTGAACATTTTAACCATTGACAGAATTGATGTTAATGGGAATTACGAGCCTAGCAATTGCAGGTTTGTAACAAATGCAGAACAAGCTAAAAACAAAAGAAATAGCATTCCTATAGAGGAAAAATTTTTAAAATGTCCTGTTTGCGGAAAGCAATTTGTGAAAAAGAAGAGAAATGGGCAAAAAACATGTAGCAATCGCTGCGGAAGGATTCTTTATTGCAGAGAGCATCCAAACACAAAAGACTATATGAAAATATGTCCTATTTGCAATAAATCATTTAACGCCAAAAGAGGTGGTCATTACAATGACGCGGTTTATTGCAGTAAAAAATGTAAAGATTTATCGGGTTCGCCTGTTTGGGAGCACAACGGACAAACCCATAGGGTTGTTGAGTGGGCTGAAATAGTAGGTATAAATGCACATTGCTTATTACATAGAAAGGATATGGGTTGGACTATCGAAGAGATATTAACAACGCCATTGAGAGGTAGAAGAAAATGCCGAATGTAAATTATAAGCAGCTATATGCAATAAAAAAGAACAACGAGAAACGGATATTAAGCATTTGTCCGGAAATGAAAAATCAGAGCGGAATTTATTTCTACACAAGGACTGATGAAAACGGTATATCTTACTTTTATATCGGTCAGAGCGTTGACTGCCTAGAGAGAAATATTTCACATTTATCCGGTTTTCAGCACATAGATCTTTCGATTAAAAAAAGAGGATTTTATAGTGAAGAAAATCCGTATGGGTGGAAATTGGATTTTATCCATTATCCGAGAGAGAAGCTTGATGAAATGGAACAATATTGGATTTTGGAATATACAAAGAAAGGTTATCAATGCCGTTACAACAAAACGGCTGGCGGTCAAGGCGCAGGAAAAGGAAAGATAAACGAATTTAAACCGGCAAAAGGATATTATGACGGCATTAAACAGGGCAAAAAGAGTCTTGCCAAGGAATTATCGCATATCGCTGAAAAGCACCTTGAAATCCGCTTGAAGCCGGAGAAACAGGGTAACAAAGTTTCTGAAAAGCAGTATGAGAAGTTTATGGCTTTGATTTCTGAAAATACATATGAGGAGAGTGATTAGATGGCAGAAGTCAAGTGGATTAAAATCACAACAGATGTCTTTGATGATGAAAAGATTCTGCTGATTGAGAGTATGCCGAGTGCGGATAGCATCATTACGATTTGGTTTAAACTTCTTATTCTTGCCGGAAAACAGAATAACAACGGTGTGTTTATGATGAGCAACAAGTTGCCGTTCACGGATGAAATGCTTGCCACCGTTTTCCGCAGAGATTTGAACACGGTAAGGCTTGCGCTTAAGACATTTGAAGAATTTGGAATGATTGAAGTTGTTGACAACGTGATAACGATTCCGAATTGGAATAAGCACCAAACGCTTGACGCTTATGAGAAGAAAAAGGAGCGCGACAGGCTATATCAGCAGAACCGGAGAAAGAAGCAGAAAAACCTAATTGAACAAAAATCGCCCGATAAATCGTCTTATGTCGCTGTTTCAGATAAAGAAGAAGAAAAAGAAGAAGATAAAGATAAAGATAAAGAAAATATAAAAGAAAATTCGCTGTCGCCCGATTCTAAAGAGCCATTTAATTTTGAAGATGCTTGGGAAAAGACTTTTGATGCATACCCCAAGAAAACAGCGTACAGTACCTCTAAAACAGCTTGGATGGATAAGGTGCTAGAAGTTATCGAAGAGAACCAACCGGACATTGCACGGCTGTTATACAAAGCCACAGAAGCATATTTGAGTGACTATCAAGAAAAGAATCCAGACGATACGGATTTTCGGTACATTCCAAAATATGTTGATTGGCTGAAAAATGATTGCGATTATTGGTTGCAGATCGCGGAGAAACGAGGTGATTGCATTTGACAGAAGCAGAGTTCGGAGTGATAGGGTGCGTATTGATTGACAATGATGTGTT